AATTTAGCATCTTCCGAAGAATTTGATAAAGCACAGAAGTTAGATAATAAAAGTGTGGTCGGGAAAAGGGCAATTGAAACAAATTCTCTATTTCGCGTAATATTGAAACCAGCATATTTAAAACACATTCCATTGGTTTTTGTAAACAGAACATATGATAAAATGGATTTAGGAACTGTTGGAAAGGTGAGTGCGGAAAATAAACGAGTAGTATCTGGAGGATCTTCAAATGAATATTCTCCTAGTATAACATTATTTTTAAAAGCAAACATTCTATATACTGAAGGAACTGAATTTGTAAAAGATAATGGTAAAAAATCAACAACAAAATATCGTACAGGTTTAGAAATTGAATCTTATGCTCAAAAAAATAGAGTAGGTAAGCAAAATACAAAAGTTCGCATTACTATTGACGATGAAAAAGGTTTATTAAGATATTCCGGATTGGCCGAATATGCAATGATGGGTGGATTTTTAAATAAAGTATATGCAGGATATAGATTTAAAAGTGTTGAGTATGAAGATATGCCAAAAAAAGAATTTGTTTATAAATTGCTTAAAGATATACCTGATAGTGATTGGGATAGAGAAATTGCTGGTAAATTTGGTGATTTTTTAAGAAATGAATTTTCTAAAAGTGATTTATTTCAAGAGGCTAAAAAACATATTGAAAAAGATAAGGAAGTTGTTGATGAATAAATCTAAAGAATATTTTTTATTTGATTTATGTAATAATAATTATCATTTTGATTTTATTAAAAATAAATTAGTTTTTTTGAACGCAATTGATGAATATAATGAATTTTGTAAAAATAAAAAATCATATGGTACAGTTGAGAGTCGAACACGAGATGCTAATTATTGTGTTTGTATAAAAAAAATATCTCATAGGATTGATAAATTATTTATTGCTGGTAATAAAGTATATTGTAATATTACACCGTTGATAGATCTTAATTATGGTGAGATACTGGTAGAACTTTCAAAAATAAAAGCAATCAAACCATATTTAGTAATGTGTGTTGCTGATGGTAGTATATCAATTAATACAATTAATTTTTGTAATATAAATACAAACAAAATGTAGGTAATATATGGAAAAAGATAAAGAAACTCCAGAAGAAATCGAAAATAAAGAAGAACAACCAGAAAAAGATTTTTTCGATGAAATAATTGATTGTATGAATAATGATGATATTCACACATTTAAAAGTAAGGTGGGAGACGAAATTCAACGGGACATTGATCAGCAAGCACAAGAATATATTAAATCCGGTGAGGCTTGGAAATCTTTTGCTAATGGCAGATTGAAAGAAGGAAAAGAAGAAGAATCTGTTATGTTGTATAAAAAATATAATGGCGACATGAAATTGATTAAAAAGGATCTTGAAAAAAAGTATCCTAAAGATTTAAAAAAAATTGCCAATATTATGAAAATGGTTGAATTGATTAAGTAATTGATCAAGCCTCTAAATTATGCTCAATTCTGATCAATCTTATGGTAGCTCCAGCATAAATTATATGCTGGAGTTTTTTATTATATAAATATATAAAAAATATAACAGGAATTATATAAAATGGCTGAACAATTTTCATTTTCAATAAATACACTTTCTTATGATGATATATTAGAAGAATTGAAAACCTATTATAAAGATGTTCACAATATTGAATATGTTGCAAATGGGAATTTTGACATTTATTTGAGAGGACTTGCATATATAGGACTTCAAAATTCCATGTATATGTGCAACTTAGTTAATAATTTATATCTTCCATCAGCTAACACTACAGAATCAACTTTTTATCTAGCTAATCAGCTCGGATATACTCCTAGAAGAAGAATATCATCAAAATCGAAAGTAACTGCAATATATACTCCAGATACTTTTTCAGGGCAGACATTTACTATAACAAAATTTATTTTTATTGGAAAAAATAATTCCTTAAATTATATAGTTAATAATATTACATTCACTAAACAAGCAAATGGAACTTATCAATCTATTTTTACAATTTCAGAAAAAGAATTAAAAAGTATTGAATATTCAGGTGACAATTCAATAAATCAAGAAGTACAAATTGATGATACTGGAATTTCAGATGATGCATTTGATGTTAAATCATATGTTGGTTTAAATAATTATGTATGGGATAAAATAATTGATTATCAACAAATTCCTGATCAAAATTCCAGGATATATTACATTGATGTTAATAAAAATAATGAAGTAAAATTAATTTTTGGAAATGGATACGTTGGACAGAAACCACAAAATTCAGAAAAAATAGTTGTAAATTATTACATTACTGAAGGTGAAGATGGTAATGGAGAAAATGAATTTGAAGCAACTAATATAATATCAAGTGGTAATTCTGAATTTGCAAATATTTCAAATTATAATTTCACATTTAGTTCTTCATATGGTGGTTCAGGATTTGAAAGTATTGAGGAAATAAAGACAATTGCTCCAAAATACTTTTCTGCATTTGGTAATAATATTATTAGACGTGATTATGATGCATTGTTGGAAATTGCAGAAACTTATTTAGCATTTTCAAATCTAGCAATTGTTAATTATAGTTCGGGGAATTTGTTAGGACAAACATATTTAGTTTTAGTTCCCGAAGATTATCGTTTGAAAGGTCAAACAAATATTGATGATTTTTATCCAAATGGAACATTGCCAATTAGTGAAATTACTAATTTGGTATCAGATGTAATTACATATCAAAATATTAGAAATTATTATAATGGATGGATTTATATTGACTTGATCTCTCCGTCATATATGTATATGAATATTACTCCGAAAATAGAAATTGATTCTAGTAAAAATTTTAACATAGTTTCTAAAGATGTATATCAATCATTATTGCCGTATGTTAATGATGTTGATGAAACTTCAACATTGTATGGTTTTAATAAAAAATATAGAGAGAGTTATCTATATAAATTAATAATGCAAAATTCTTTTGTTCTATCAGCAGAAATTGAAACTAATTACAGATTGATGGTCAATAAAGATAACATTATAGATAAAATGCTATTAAAAGTTCCGGAAAATTTTTTAATAACAAATAACACCCAATTCAACAATTTAAAAAATAATACTTCTTATTCCCATAGTGAATTACTATTAGAAGATAAAACTGTTTATTGTCCAAATCTTGAATCAAGTTCACCTTCAATAGGAAATGATTTTGAAAGAATAATTGTCAATAGTGATTATATATCAGAAACCAATGCATCTAAAATATTTGAATTAGTATTTGACGAAGACGACAATATTGTAAATACAGACATTTTAACAACACACATCAATGATAAAATAATAACTGTTCAAATATTTAAAAATGATCAGTTAGCAACTGAAAAAGAATATTTTGTAAATGGTTATATTCCACTGTATTATTCCACTGATAATTTACAAGATGCAAATAGTGATTATATCTATAACTATTCCTCAACAAATTTAACATATTTTATTTATTTTAGAATTGATGGCATTTCTTATTTGGTTGGTGAAATAGTTAAAATAACTGAACCTACAATTTTCTACTATTTAAAACCGGTTGATAACAAATATGGCATTCAATTATTATTTCAGATTTTGAATTTATCTCAATATGTTACTGAAAATTTTTTCAACTATGTTTTCACTAAAAATGTATCTGTATTAGATGCTAAGATAAAAACAACAAATAAAATTGTTGGAAATTTAATATTTGGAAATAGTGATTTAGTTAAACAAAAAGATATGAATTTAAAATTAGTGTCCAGGAAAAAAATATTTGATATTTCATTATTTTCAACAATAGATATAAATGAATATGATGCAGATGCATTTTCATATGATCAAGATGAAACAAATAATTTTATTTATGTTAAGGACGTTGATTCAAATACTGTTTTGACTTTATCATATACTGACTCTGAAATAAAAATTGTGACTACATCTAATTATAGTACATCAATGCCAGAATATAAAAATAATAAGTTTAAATTAATATCTAGCGGAAACGTATATTCAGTATATTGTTATGAAAAATATGATGACATTATTCTTGCAACAATCGATATGAATAAGGGAGTATTTTATTTTAATGAAAATTTGAGTTATTATGAAGATCATTTAACTATAACAAGTGAAACAATTCAATTAAATACTTTACTAGATGATATTATGATATCTTCTAATATATATCAAATGCATTTAACTTCAAAAGATGATTATGCAACTATATCCAATTTAAATAGTGATTTCAACACTGATGACACTGTTTTCTTATTGCCAAATTTAAACCAAGTTCAGGAAAAATAAACATGCTTATTGATTTGATAAATGGCGTTAATATATACATATCATATTCTAATAGTCATATTAGCACAAATTTTTCACAAATTAAAAATTATGATGCTATAAATTGGAAAGTACTCAATAATCCTAGTCAAGATGAATTTTTAAAAATTCATTTGTTAGATGGCTATAAAATAAATAATTTATCAATTGATATGAAAACAATGTTATTTGATACATTGAAAATAGAGACTAGTAGGGATAATGTAAATTGGTCAATTCTGGAAGAGGAAATTCCTCCATCAGCAATATTTAATTTTACATTTGATCCAATTTTATTATCATATATTAGGATAACTTTCATCAATGCTGAAGAAGTTTACATAAATATGATAAATATTGAATATGATAAAGTAGTTAAAATTGATGATTATAAAAATGTATTTGAAGCTTATAAAGTAGATGAATTTGCAAAATCATTACCTGATAAACTATTTGAAAATTCAGATATTAAAGAACTATTTAAAGAGTGGTTAACAATATAATGATAAAAAACATACAAATATTTGAAAAATTATTCAATATGAAAAATTATTCATCGATTGAATATATAATAGATAATTCAGATGATTTGAAATTGGATTATGAACATGTATTGTTTGACAACGATATAAATAATTATTATGGTACTGAAAATATTCAAGTAGATATTGGTTCTATTCTTGAATTGAAGTACATTGAAACTTATGCATATGAGTTAGTTGATTTTTTTACTACAATAAATAGTAGAAATGAAAATGAAAAAATACTTCCAACTGATTCCGCTCAAGTTATAAATTTTAAAAATGATTTGTATACAAACAGAATGCAAGATATTAAAATTTATAAAAAAACGTTTATACAGACTTTCAAATATCTAAAACGATTTAAAGGTTCTGAACAGTATGTTTATTTTATTTTGGATGCATATTTGAGAATGTTTTATTTTAAGCAATTTGATTTAAATTATTCCTTAGAAAAATTAAGTGGTAATTTGGTTAAAAATAAAAGATATAAAATAACTGCAACTGAAGAAAATTATTTTGGTGATGATAAAGAAATTGGAAATATAATAATTCCACAAATTTCATTGACATTAAATTCTAATAATAAAGTGGTTGAAATATTTTCAACAGATACTACATTAAAGAAATCTGGTTCACTGGCATTCAATAAACGATATCTAATCCATAAAGTTGAATCAGATACTTATTTTAGTAATGGAAATTCTATTGGAAATATTGTAATAAATGACGGAACATTAAATAATGCACAATGTAATGATGATAATATAGTTATAGAACAGCCATTTATATCAATTAATAAGTTAAATAAAACAATATATAATTTAGAATCTATTTTTGATGAAAATACATGGGATTATTTATTAAAACCTCTAGTACACCCAGTTGGATGGCTTTGTTTTTATACCAATGTATCAACCAACTTAGATGTTTCTGAATTTAATCAATTAGTAAATATTGTTAATTTTGAAACTGTTAAATATACTAACATTGGTTATTATTGGCAAAATTCAGCTGCAAACAATTTAAATAAAAATTATACATTGCAACAATTATCAAATTTGTCAACATCAGATTTGATAAAAAATAAAAATTTAAACTTGACAACCAACATTTTGGACTTTTCAGTAATTTCAGCTAATTTATATAATAATCAATCAGTTTCATTGGATTACTCATTTGAAATAAGATTTTCTGAAATAGTAGACGACATGATAATTGTTCCTGATGACATTTATATTAAATGTGAAAGTACAGAAATAATTGTACCAATTCCTAATTTATATGTGAGTAAAGAAGATAATATAATTTATTTAAATTTGAGTCATGATTTAGATTTGAGTAGTAGTTATAGTTTGAATGTCACTACTAATTTGAAAAATATATATAATGAAAATTTACAATCAAACGTTAAAATTTACTTCAATACATTTGCATAGAATTAAATATAAGCAATTCTAGCCCTTTAAAAACAACAAAACTATTCTTTATTGATACATTTAGCATCTAAGAATAGTTTTGTTGTTTAAAGTATGTTTATGCAAGAATTATTCTCTCTTCCATCCAACAATAAACATTAAACCAAAACATGAAAGTTGAATTATTAGAGATATTAGCTGAAGTTGAATGTTTCCAAAAAATCCGGCAACCGCATTTGGAATCACTCCCAAAATTGATATAATTCTAAAAAATTCTTTGCATCTCTTCAAGTATTTTTTCATATTGTCCCCCCTCAGTAGTTTATATTGCTTGCTTATATATAATATACACAATCTAATTATAAATAGCAAGTGAAATCTTATTTATTTTTAAATATAAATATAATAAAAAATGTTATAAAGGAATTTATGAAATTATCAGGATTACAAACATTTCAAAATAGAAGATACAATGAACTAAAATTTCTTCCTAAAAATTCAAAATTAAGATGCTCATTATTATCAAGAAAAGATACAAATTTACCAACGAACAACTTTATATCTTGGGGAGATAGTGTAATAATCGGAATTGATAACAATATTTCTGCAAATGGTTATGATATAATTGCATCATCAACAACTGTAGATAAATTTATTAAAATTTTTGATTTATCTGGAGATGTTAGATGGAAAGTGTTAAATGTTTCAGAACATTGGATAGTTATTTCAAATATTGATAGTACAGCTGAATGGAATTTTTTAAATTACTATAATTCACAAAAACCATCCACTCAAGAAAATTTTAAAATTGAATATCAAAATTCGTTTACTAGATATATTCGTTTTTCAGAAGATTCAACTAATTATAATGATTTAAATGTAGTTATGAAATCATTGGATACTTTGAATGAAGGAGTTAGTTTTGGCAGTATGAAAATGAAAACTGACATGACTGGAAATATAATAGTATATAATTTACCAATTTCATTTTTTGTAGATGTTGAAGAAAAAAATATTGGCAATGCATCATTTGATTTATGTGTTGATTCCAGTACTTATCAACCTATAATAACAGGGTTGAAATTTGAAGAAAAAATACTAGATTTAGATTATTTGGTTTTTTCACATTTCACCAACAATTCAAAGCAATATATTATATTCACAACAAATTCAATAATTTCGGAATATGCAGTTTATCCTGATGTTTATGTTTCTGATAATCTATATAATAATATTTCAAACGATTATAAAATACCTTCACTATTTAATAATTTACTGAATGACACTTATGTTTCTGAATTGCTACAAATGTTTACTCCCATTCAAAGTCACATTATAACAACGAATGATTTTTCATATTCTAAAGAAGTTGCAACTGGTGATATAATAAAAAATGTCGTATCTGATTATTCAGGAAATGAAACATTACAATCTTATACAGTACTTACTAGTGATAATTATTTGACAGAAGTTCCAATTTGTGATGAATATTTAGGAGATTCTACAACTGGTTTTAATATAGCTCATTCAGGAAGTCTTACAACATATACTTATAATTCAACTGGAACAAATCCAAGAATTCAAATTAGATTGAAAGTTGGAGATAGAATTACAATAAATAGTACTACATTTAGTTCTAATAATAATGGAACTTTTATAGTATATGAAGTTGGTGCTGATTATTTTGTTATCCAAAAAGATGATGGAACTAGTGAAAGTGGAAAAGTTTTAAATGCATCAAATTCAGTTACATATCAACATGTATATTTGAAAAGTTATGAAAATAAAACATTTTTAGTTGGTAATTCTGAATATGCTCTAAAAAGATATTATCTAAATAATTTGTTTTTGAATTTTGAATTTGGACCATACATAAATGAAGTGGAATTTAGAATGGTTTCAATCCAATATGTTGATAGTGATGGAACTGAATTATTATATCTTGCATATACTCCAGCAATGAAAATATTTATAGGTGAAGCAAAAACATTTAGATTGATGGTGTAATTTCTTTGTCTAAGCAAATCCAGCCCTTTAAAAACAACAAAACTATTTCCTTTGATGACATACATCATTAGAAATAGTTTTGTTGTTTAATTGTATTAAAGCTTTTTTATTTGTAAGTAATTTTTATTAATCATCATTTTCATTTTCATTATCTGAATTAAAAATCCATTTAAATTTTCTTATTCCATTATGTGGATATTTTTCATTTGGATCAGTTAATTGATGAGTTCCAATTGTTATGATCGGAACTCCTTTAACTAATCCTTTAGAGATTTTCAAACTACCTTGATATGGGCAGTCATACAAAGATGTGTAATCTGTTACACAATTGAATGAAATTATTGCATCATCATTTTCTAGTAGTATTTTTGCTAATTGATGCGATGTAAATACTTCATTATCATTATATCCCCATTCACAGTTCTGTTTAGCACGTTTAATTGCATTTTGAAGAAGTTTAGTCATCTTTTGCCTCTCATTTTTTGTTTGTTACTTGCTTATAAATTAAAGTTACAAAATATATGTTAAAATAGCAACATTTATTTTACAAAATATAAATATAATAAAAACTATGAGCAATAAATAAATGGCAAGTACACCAAAACTATATTTTCCAAATGGAAATGATTTTAACGATTTAAATGTATATCTTGAAATTACTATGAAAGCACTTTCAACTGATACTGAAGGTTTTTCTAAGTTGGGTTCATTGATGAAAAATTACACTGGAAATATTGTAACATCTGCATGGGAAAATGCTAAAGGAGCACTATCTGGAAAAGGCGATTTCAAAAAAGCTCTTAGTGATATAACAGGTGCTCTGAATGATGCTAAGAAACTTGGAAAAAATGGAAAAGAAATTAAACCTTTAGAAGGACACGAAATTTTTAAATTTTTAACATATGTTCCATCTGATTTATCTTTATCATTGCAAGGTGATTGGCAATCAACACAATTAATAAGCACTGCAAAAGTTATTGAAACTGCTGTTGCTGGAATTGGAGGAGCACTTGGCGGAGTTGTTGGATCAGCATTGTCGAATCAATATACATTACTAAAAAATCAAATCGAATCTTTTAACAATGTTGGATTGTCTCCATTTGAAATAAAACTATTTCAACCATCATTTTTAGATCAAACATTAAATTTTGAGTTTAATCCAAACAATTCAGAATCATCTTTTGCAATTATAAAAGCACTGAATATATTAAAACAAGGTGTTGTTCCAAAATCTGCTGACGGTGAATTTTTTGAATTTCCAGCATTATTCGATATTAAAGTAAAATTCAATGCAAGTGCTCAACAAGATATAGATAGTGCTGTAGTATCTAATAAAGGAGATAAGTTATTGAAATTGTATACAGATTTTGAAAATTTGGGTATGACTACTTTTAGTTTGGTTCCAATATCTGGAAACAATTCTGATTTAAAAGCCAAATATGATGGGTCTTTTTTAGGTTATAAATTATCTCTTAGTTTTACATCAACTGAAAAAATATTTGATCGAGAAAAAACAGTTCAGACAAGAGTTAAAGATATTTTAGGATGGAAATAATGATAACTTTTTTACAATATATTAATGAAAAAATAATGATAAAAGGACAAGTGAGTAAAATATATTTTCCACTTTATAAGTTAGCAATTGAATATTTTAAGAATCAACTAAATATTAAATCAAATATCAATATTGAAATGTCAATATATAAAAAAATGAAAAAGGAATTTGGATTTATTAAATTAACAAATAACGTGCCAAAAACATTTAAAATAAAAATTGAATATGGTGGAACAAATTTTATGTTAAATTCAATTGTCCATGAAATGATACATGTTAAACAAATTGCAAATGGTGAATTATCTTTGAATAAAGAAAATGAAATTATCTGGAAAAATAAAAATTATGGAAAAGATCCAATAGGTATTTATAAAACATCACCATGGGAAATTGAAGCACATATGACAAATGATTTATATGTAAAGTTTCTAAAATCCAAAGAAATACATGAATTAGCAAATACAGATGTAAATGTAAAGTTTTATCTTGATTTGGAGGAAACATAAATGTCTATAGAAAATTATTTTGATTATTTCAAAAGTATTGAACTAGACATTTCGGAATTTAATTATGACAATAATATAGAATATTCTAACGTTCAGCCAATTACATTTGAAATGTTAAATATTTATGCATTTACTGATATTAATTTTGATGTTATTCTAGAAAATTATACTGAAGATTATATATTAAATTCTGAGGAAAGACCTGAAACATTGTCAGTAAAATTATATGGAAGTGTTGATTTTTGGTGGGTTAATTTATTGATTAATAGAAAATCAATGTATGATTTCCCAATGTCAAGTCTTAAAATAAAACAAATGGTCCAAGAATTGTATGATAATGAATATAAATATAGTTATGATACATATTATAATATTTTAAAAAGAGTTAATGAATTAAAGACAAATTTCAAAGTAGTTAAAAAAGATTATTTGTATTTGGTGTTGAGAGAAATTTATAATAAAATAAGTGCAAACGAATAATGTTAATAAATTGTCTAATAAATGACATAGTATTTCCAATCAATAATATTAAAGATGTTGTTATAAGGGAATCAATTTTTTCACCTATAATTGAAGGTGAAATAAACTTGTATAATTTTGATGTAGATTTCGAAACGCAAGTCATTAACAATAAAAAAGTTTACATTAATTTTATCGTATACGATAAAATTGAAGATAAACAATTGTTATTGAGTTTTGTAATCTATGCTATTGAAAAAGAAAAAAGTCAAGGGAACAATATTCAACAATTAAAATTTTGTAGTTCATTTGGACCCGAAATTTATAATGGAAATCGTTCAACTACTTATAAAAATATGTCATATAGTAGAATGATTAAAAAATTATTGAAATATGTTGAAATTGATACTGATAATGTTGTTGATACTTTAGGAAATTTCACAACAACATTACCCACATGGTCTATATATCAATCTTTGAATTATTTAAGAAAAAAATGTGCTGATTATAATAACAAGGCAGGTTTTTTACTTTTTCCAAATATGTTTAATCAAAAAATGAATTTGGTTAATTATACTTATCTAAATGAAGGGAATTATGGAAGTGTTGATTATCCATTACTCCAAAATTCTAAAAATGAAGAGTTTATTGGTAAAATACAAAATCTGGAAATAATTCAACAGTATGATTTATTAGAACAGTTGAATAAAGGAAATGGTTTTGTTGATGCATCTACGTTTGATGTTTGTATTGGTGAAATAATAAAATCAAATAAAAAAGTTTCACAAGTAATAAATTCTGAAAAAGCAAAATATGATAATTTTTTGTTGAATAAAGATTATCAAAATAATAAATATAGTAAAAAAATATATATCCCATTTTCAAATGATACTGAATTAAACCAAATAAGTAGCAGAAAATATTATAATGTTTTAAATAGTTCATTTATTATTCAATTAGAAAGTCTGGGTGATTACAATAGAAAATTGGGATATAATGTATTTCTAGTCAGTTATAGACATGATGATGATGGTGTAGTTGAAGATCAGAAATTATCTGGAATATATAATATTCATGAAATAGAACATAATTTATCAACTGATTATTATGAACAAAAATTAACATTATCAAAATTTGGAATAAGTATTTAAAAAAATATAAATATAGTAAAAAAAGAATAATGGATTTATCAGGAATACATACTGCAAAAGTTCTAAAACAAGATATTGATGAAGAACTAAAAAGACAAAGAATTTTTGTCAGAGTTATTAGCATACATGATACTAATGATAATTTTACAGATTTGGAATATGGTATATGGGTAGAAGATGGAAATAGAAAACCATTTCAAACTGGATACATGCCTGAAAAAGATTCTTTTGTATATATAATGTTTTTGAAAAATGAAGATAATGAATATGATCCAAATAAAGCAGTTTATTTTGGTGAAGTCGTTTACAATATATAGGATAATTAATGAGAGCATTCACTCCAAGAATAATCATAAAAGAAGTAATTGAACAACAAACTGAAAATTTGGACATTAAATGTGCTTCACTTTTGCCTTGTTCAACAAATTATGGAAATCAAATTGAAATAGTTGAAAATTTAGATAATTTCATTTTTAAATTTGGATATCCAAATTTAGATAATGCAAAATATTGGTGGCAAATTGCAAATTATTTATCTTATACTAACCAAGGAATTTACGTTGTAAGACCAGTAAAAACTACTGATATAAATTATTCAATAAAATTAACTGGTGAATCAACTAAATTAAATAATGTTGAAAATACAAATTTATATAATTATGATCTTTCTCAAAATTTAGTATTCAATACAACTTTATCAGATTATTCAATGGAAATTTTTAATAGATATGTTGAAGATGAATCAAAAGTTGCTATAACTGTGGTTGATAATGAAACTGATTGGGAATTACCAATTACTGACGAACAAATTTCCACTATAAGAGATTTGGATGTTTATCAATATAATACAATTTCAACAGCGTATATTAATAGATATGTTATAAAGTTTGATGAACATAGTCTAACAGCTAATGATATTTATTCTGATAATGGAACTGCAAATACATTTCTAGTATTGTCAGGAAATAGATCGCACATTGAATCTGAAAAATATATTCGTTTAATTGATGATACTCCACAAGATATTTTAAGGCAAATTTCAGTTGATGGAGTAACTTATAATGGTTATAGAGAAGAATCAGTTGAAATTGTTTTTTCATATAGTTTTAATTCGGGATCAGTTGAACCAGTTCTTGGTGATATTTTAACTGGTTTAACTTCAACAAAATCTGGTACAGTTTATTCAGTAGATGTAACTTCGGGAACTTGGGGAGGTGGTGATGCTGCTGGAACTATTGAATTATATGATCTTGATGGTGAAATTGATTTAGAAAATATTGAAATAAATGGTGATAGTACTGATAGATTGACTATTACAGTAAAACCTGATTTTGTTACTGGAGTTGCCCCAAAATTTTTATTACTAGGAAATCATCAATATTTGAATACTAGTGAAATTGTTAATATTAAAGATGATGAAACTAATTATACAATTTCAGCAATTTCATATAATGATACTGAAGATAAAACTGAAATAACAACATCATATATTGTCAATGCTTTTGATGAAGTTACTGATAGTAATTTTTTAGCAATACAATCTGATACAACTTCAATTATAATTGATTCCACGTTTACTCCTTCAGTTCCTGTTACATTGTATTATTTAGCAGATGATTGGAATGATATTGATCAGGGTTTAGGAGGAACTTTAGGTTCTGTTTTAGAACATGGTTCAAACGGGGAAGTGTGGGAATATAATGAAACAAATACTTTATGGGAAAAGAATACTACTTTACTAGTTGATAACAATAATTATTTTGTGAAAAATGATAATAAAGTTTATTCATATTTAACATCTGTATTTACTGAAACAACTCTAGGATTTATTGAAATTGATAGAAATACTGCTATTTTGGATTATTATTCATCTGAAATAGTTGGATTTGAAGGAATTAGAACTTATGCTCAAATATTTGATACTAAACCAGATTTTTTAAATGGTGAATTTGTATTAGCAGTATTTAAAAAGAATCAAGATGACAAATATGAATTGAAGGAAACATTTGTTCTTGATTATAGTCAAAAATCAGAAATTTATGTATATGAAAATTCAAATTATATTTATGCAAAATTAAATTCATCAGTTTCTTCAGGTGATGGAGTAAACACTAAGAATTATTCAATTGTTGATTTGACTATTGAAGTAGATACAACAAAAAATTATTCAAATATAAATTATTATACATATAATGAATGTTATGAAACAGCAAAATTATACTTAGACAAAGATTCTTACATTATAGATTATTTAATGGGCTTTAAAGCTTATTCTGACACTTCAATTTATGACTTGGACATTATGTCCAAGATAGCAAAAGAACGTGAAAATTCACTTGCTATCAATAGTGTATGGGAAGAATCAACATTCTTTGGTAAAACAGAAGATGAAATAACTACAGAAATATTAAATAACTTTGGAAATGCTGATCATATATCAACTGCTAAAACTCAACTATTTTCTGAATATGCTGGATTTTTTGGAAATATGGGATTGCAATATGATAAATATCTGAATCAATATCATTGGATTCCTATCAATGGTGATGTTGCTGGAAATCTAATTCAAAATGAATTGACTTCAGGAGTTGGTTATGATAATGAATTGCAAAATGTTTCAAAACTTTTATTCAACATTTCAAAATTTGATAACAGGAAAAAGTTAAATAGAAATGGTATCAATAATATTATATATAATAATTTAAAGGAAGCAATTGTTTTTGATAGTATAACTACAGTGACAAATTTAGATTCAATCTTTAGAGAATTTCACAAAAGAAAAACTTTGAACATGATTAAAAATGATTTAAGACAACTATTTTTTAAGCAAATTTTAAAGTTATTGTCTAATGATAGAATTGAAAACATTGAAACATTGTTACAATCATATTTTCAGAAACTTTATAGAAATGGTTTAATTAAGAAAAATTATACAGTTAATTTAAAAGCACAATCATCAAAATTGAATGTTAAAATTTCACTTGAATTTGTTGATATATTGAGAACAGTTGATATATTGGTTTCAGTGCAAGAATCAAATATAGAAATACAGGAAATATAAAGTTAATTTCTTAAAATATAAATATAATAAAAACACATCTTATAATATAGGAGTAATAATATAATGGCAACTAAATATAGCCCATCAACTACATTCGAAGAAAAACAAGTAATTCTTCCACAAGAAGCAATTACAGGTGGAATGATAGCAGGTGGTTTAATAACATCAGACTACGGATATGGTGATGAAGTAATTGATCTATATACTGTAGAAGATTTGATAAATACTTTCGGAAAACCAAATAATTATAATTATAAACACTGGTTTAATCTTCATGATTATCTACTTTCCGGAAAACAATGTAAAGTAGTAAGAGCAATTCCTACCAATGCGCATAATTCCTCAATTAAATTAAAAGGTATTTCTAAACTAAAAACAAATTCTTGGTATGCAAGCATTAAACCAAGAACTCTAAGTAATCCAAGTGAAGATTTTTACAATACTTCTGTTGCTGAATTTACATTGGATACATTCACATCAAATTACAAATTACAATTCGTAAATAGATATGTAACTGCTGAACAAAATCTTGTAGTTGCAGTGTGTTCTAATATAGATCATTATGATCAACCAATCTTCAATGAAGAAATGGAAGTAATTAGAGATTTTGATGCAGGACAAGCACCAGCACTACCGAAACAATTTGAAAGATATACAATCTTAAGAAATGTGGCTGTTGTTGATGAAACTACCACAGGAACAGTAATTGTTAATGGTGATTATACAACTATCTTAGAAGATGGAGATAAATTAATTCTTAACAATACTGGAAATGTTGATGTGGTTGTTACAGTTGATACTACTACACCGATGACATATGTAGGTGGCAAAACCACAATCACTATTGATGAAACTATTTCTGCATCTGGTGATGATGGTACGCTCAAATATTTGTTGGGTGATTGGAGAACAACCGAAGCATTTGTTGACGGTGATCTAGTAGAATATTCTGGTTCTGCATGGTCAGAAGTAACTGTAGCAATTGGTAAAAAATATTACGTTGTATTGCAAGGTAATGTTTATCAATGGTCAGGAACTGTTTGGAATGCCGTTTTAACGGATGATTATATCCCAGTTGATGAAAATGGTGATTCTAAAGCTGAATATGCAGTACAAAATATTTTCGATAGATCATTATTAAATAGTGATAATTCAGTAAAAACATTCAAACAAATTTTTAAAGACAATGTTAAATTTTTAAATGATGAAGTTTTGGTTTTTGTATTTAAAATTAATGATCTTGGTAAACTTGAAAAAGTTGAAGATTTTATTGGTTCATATGATCAAACTGCAAGAGATGATAATAACAATCCTTATGGAATTGAAAAAGTTGTTTTTGATGGTTCTGAATATATTTATGCGAAAGTTGGTACAGCAAATGAATATAGTGTAACAAGTGTAACAACTAATCAGTATACAAATTCAAGTGCAACTTCAGCAGCAGTTGCAATTTCCAAGACATTTACATTTGTTGCTCAAGATTTGAGTGAATTTATGGAAATTGGAAAACAGTTTACAATTGCGGAAACAACTTCAAATGATGATACATTTACAATTGTTTCTTATGATTATGGTGTAACAACTGCATTAGCAACTACTATAGTTGTGTCTGAAACAGTTGTTGATGAAACATTTAGTGAATCTGATGAAACTTTAGATATTTCTGAAAATAAAATTGTTGTTAATACTCAAGATTTGCAAAATTTCCAAATTGGTGAAAAACTAAACTACACTGATTTTACAATAGATGGAACTGCTGGAGTTGATGGCCAATTGACTATTGCTGGAATTTCTTATGCGGGTGGAAATACAACAATTACAGTTGTTGAAGATTTACTTCTTTATGTTGTAGCAAGCACCACAATTGATGATTCGTTATGTGGTAAAGTTTCTACCAATATGAATAAATATGGTAATCCAAGAGATGCAGCATATGATATTGCTAATGACAATGCATCTGAAGGTTTTTCTGTAGCTAATATGAAAGTATATGATACTGATCCTAAAAACTCTTCAAGTGTTACTATTACTGATTATTCAAATCTTGAAACATCTGATTTAAATTCAAGTGCAGCCGTATTTGATGATAAAGATAATGTAGGTGTTGATATTCTAATTTCATTTGAAACTATTGATGAATATGGAAATCATCATCAAGATAAAATTGCTGAAATTGCTAATAAAAGAGCTGATTGTATTGCTATAGTTGCACCATTTGATGAATCTTTATTTATTGGTAATACTGGCGATGCAATTACAGAAAATCTTGTAAATGAATTTGGTAACAATAGAGATAATATTTATCAAGGTACTTTTACAAAATATTCAAAATATACTGCAACATTTGGATTCATGAAATATGTTGAAGATATTTACAATAATGTTTTCAGATATGTTCCAGTTGTTGGTGATATTGCAAGAATGTTAGTTCTTCAAGATGCTGGTAAAGGTGCTTGGTATCCAATTGCAGGTATTCCGGACGGTGAATTAAATAATCAAATAAAACTTACATTTATTGCCACTGAAGATCAAAGGGAAACTTTGGGTATGAATGCAATTAACTTCAATTATATAAATCCTAGACTAAATAACCCAATTTTATTTTCTAATAAAACGACTTATAGAGTAGATGGATTATTCCAAGTTCTATCGTATAGAATGATGTTAATTAAAATTGAAAGATTTATAGCGGATAATGTATTTCCTCTTTATTTCAAATTTAAAGATGATATCGTTAAAAAGAAAATTAGAGATGCTGTAAATCCATTCTTACAAGATATTGTTGCAAGAAGAGGTTTAAGATCAGGTGAATTGATTTTCCCAACTATTCAGAATGAGCCAAGTGATACAATGACTCTTTATATTAATCTTGTGCCAACTGGAATTTTGGAACATTTCAATGTAGTTATTACAATGACTGAACAAGGTTTAACAGTAGAAGAAGCGTAATTTTAAAATTGTTTGAGTTACTTATAATTATTTAAGTTGCTCAAATATATAATATAGGATAAAAAAAAATGAGTAAAGGTTTTTTGGAATTTTACAATGAAATAATTAATGAAGCTATTGATAATATTAAATATGTTAAAGTTGGATCAAATGTAGCAACCGGATATGGATTGGGTGGAACGCATAATTCATATGTTGCAATGAGAGGCGATAATGAATTTTTAGTATTAAAAGGTGAAACTCAGCCATACAGTCCAATTGGTGGCCAGAAAGTGTTGAAAGATATTGTTAGTGGTAAAACTAAAGCAGATTTTTCATGGAAGAAAATGAAACTTAAAAAATAATTAATTTTTAGAACATTCTTAAACAAGAGTGTTCTATAAAGTTTATTATAAAAATACAAAATATAAATATAATAAAATAATAAAATTCAGGTAGTTAATGATTAATATTGTCGAACAGACGAACTATTATAATGTAAGAAACAATCAAACAGATTTTATTTTCTATTGTGGAGCAATTTGCAATAGTGAAACTGGTTATTGTAATTACATTTTAGATAATTTGGATACTCTAGATTTGCCAACTGATAATAATTATCAAAAATGGTTTATGATAGATGATTTTTTGAATTTTTCTGATAGAATAAAAATTGTTCGACCTATTAATACTACATTAATTGCCAATGCTGATTTGAAATATGCAGGATTGACAGCAACACCAACAAAAGAAGCTATAAAAGATTGTTACAATCCAACTATAGCTGAAACAACCATTGATTTGCTATCATATAGTGGCAGATTTACGATAATTTCTAAGAATGTACAAAAGTATGGTTTAACTACTGAAAGCGAAAATATAGCTGTTTCTGTATGTTCTACACAAGGAAATTATGATGATTCAATATTTGCAGATACTGATTTGACTATTTTTGATACATCATTATTAGACAATGAAGGAAACTTAAAATCATATAGAAATTTAACGTCAGGAATTCCAAACTTCAGTATAGACGAATTTTGTTTAATTGTGCTTAAAAAGGACAAAAATAAAAAATGGAAATTTCAAAATTCTTATATTTTATCTTATGATACTGATTCACAATATTTTGCTGATGATTGGGAACTTGACTTTATTTATTTAAAATTAGGTGATAGCACTAAGAAAGTAGATACATCAACACACGATTTATCAGACAATTCTTTTGAGAATTATAATTCTACTGGAATATCAACAAATGATTATACATTAGTTGAAAATGATTATATAAATGCTTTAAATGTTTTAAAAGCTGATTCCACTATAAAAGGAATATTGAGTTTTGAATTTGATGATAATGTAGATTTAGTTGGTGAGGTATTCACTGATGATAATGTATTTAATTTTGTTGGACCTTATGATGTTACAAGATTTATAAGTACTGATATTTCAACAAAAATGATAGATGATTTCAAAGAAGCAAATGGAAATAACTATTTTACAAATCATAGAAATAATGTGTCAATTATTACAAACATGTATAAAAAGTATGATGTATATAATTGTAAAAATAGATGGCTCCCTTTTTTAGGAATTTATGGTGGATTAGTATTTCAAAAAAAATTGAAAAAACCAATTGATTTAGATGATGTAATAGGAAATTATAAGTTATTATTTAAACCAACTGAAAGTGATAGAAAATATTTTGCTGAAAAGAAATTAAATTTGATTATAGATAGAAAAGGAATTTCTAAAATATATGGCAATAAAATAATTCACGATAAATTGATTATAAAGAATTTATTTAATTCAGCAATAATTGAAGAACTGCGATATAAATTATTAGAAATTCAAAGTACTTATAGTATTATACATTCACGAGAATTGAACAATAAAAGAGAAACAATAATAAATGAAATTCAGGATGTATTAAAATCTTTACGAGAATATACTTATTCAGATTCAATAAATTTTGTTTACGATACAGGAGTACTGAAATTTTGGGTGACAGTATGGTTAAAGTCATTAGTAGAAAATTTTGATATAGAAATAAATTTCAACATAGGGTAAAAAATAAATGATAAAATTTGAAGAATTATATAAAAAATTAACTGAAGAAGCAAATTTAACGACAGATGTACAAACCTATAAAGACAAACAACCAAAAACATTTAAAACTAATTTTTTAACATTTGCTGATAAACAAAAAACAGCATACATGAAACATTTTAGAGTTAAAAAGATTTGCGATCATTGTGGACTTGAATTACCAATTTCAAAAGGTAGATATCCTGAGAAGTGTCCTAAATGTGGTGATTTAATTGCTGGTGATTTAGAAATAAATTTAGAAGCTGAACAGAAAGAAGGTGGAAAAGTAGCCTATAAAAAGTTTTTTGACCAGGCATTAAAAAAGTTTGGTTATAAAGCAGATGAAATCGATGAACTTCCTGATGCAAAGAAAAAAGAATTTTTTGATTACATTGAAAAAGGCTGGAAGGCAAAAAATGAAAAATAACAATTTTCAAAATATAAATATATAAAAAATAACGATATAATATAGAGGTTAAAATGGCTTTCGATCCGTCATTAAGTACATTAAAAGCAAAGTTGGGAACACCTGCTAAGATAAATAGATTCTATGCTGATTTTCCAGCACTTGGAAATAACGAAGAAGATGACATGGCTTACTTCATTCAATCAATTGCAACTCCGGTTAAAACAACTGAAGAAATTATTATCAATTGGCAAGGCGTTCAGTATAAAGTTCCTGGCGATTCAACAGTATCAACAGTAACAATCACTTTCAGAATAGATGGTGCAATGAAATCATACAATTATTGTCAGCTATGGCAGAGTCTAGTTATTGATACATTGACAAATTCAAGAGGAGCAATTGGCGATGTTAAGAAAAATCTTGACTTGCATCAATTAGGTGACAATGCTTCAATACTTGCTACATGGGAATTTTTAGGAATGTTTATTACTGAAGTTGGCGAAATTGCATATGATCAAGATTCACCTTCAACAATTAGTACATTCACTGCGACTTTCGCATTAGATGATTTTGCATATAAGAGTAAAGTAATATAATAGGATAAATAATAAGTAAAACAATATAATTGATTTTTAGAATGCTTATAGAAATATGAGCATTCCGTAAAGTTAATTAGAAACAAAGAGGAACAAATGTTAATATTAGAAGGCAATAGCAAAGGGACTGGATGGCTCTATGAAGATTGCCAAGATATAAAATATGAATCTATAATAGATGAAGGCAAAGAAAAAAAATGTTATATAACAGGTTTATTTTCTCAAGCTGATGTTCAATTAAGAAATCCTAGAACATATAGAAAACATATTTTAGAAAGAGAAGTTAATAAATTTCAAAAATTAATCAATATAAAAAAATCATGGGGTGAATTAGGACATCCAAAAGATCTTGATCTACAATGGGAACGTTTATCTCATGTAATAACTGAATTGTCATGGCAGGGGAATATTCTATATGGTAAGGCTTTAATTTTACCAACCCCTAAAGGTGATTTATTAAAAGCAGTTGCAGAAGAAAGTGTACCTGGAGTTTCTTCAAGGGGATCTGGAACAGTTTTATCAGATGGTTATGTGGATGAAGATTATAATCTCATTACTTGGGATGCAGTATTAAGACCATCAGCAGATTCAGCTATAAGACTAATTAGAGAGCAGCAAGATTTAATGCTTACTAATAATGTATCTGAAGAAGACTTGGAAAAATTTATTAAAGATTTGAATAATAATAAATTTAGAAGAAAACAATTTGATAAACAAATAATTGAAAGATTTAAAAATATTTTAAATATAAATAAAATAAAAAGATAGAAAATTCATAATAGAGGAATTTATAAAATGAAAAAAGAATTGAAAGAATTGTTCAAATCAATTGATGAAAAAATTTTCAATGATGAGTTGATTGAACAAATCGAAAGCACTTTTGACGAAATGGTTAATGTAGATGTGCAAACCAGAGTTGAAAAAATGCAAAAAGACTTTGATGTTAAAACTGAAGAGCAAAAAACTGACTTTGATACGAAAGTTGAAGAAAATGATAAAAAACTCACTGATTTGTCAGAACAATATGAAAAACAATCTGCTAAAGAACTTGAAGATTTGAAAATTAAGTTTTCTGAATACATGAAGCATGTGTCTAAAGAACTCGTTGAAGATAATAAAGTTGTTTACGAAAATATTGCAATGCTTGATGAAGCAGTTCAAATTCACAAAAATTATAAACAACTAATTGAAAAATACGGTATAGTTGTAGAAAATGTTGAAGATGAAGTGAAAAACGAAAAAGAATTGGCTAAAGCTAAATCTGATTACAATGTTATGTATAAAGAATTTAAGGCAGTAACTGAGCAACTTGAAGATATTTCTAAAGAAAAAGTTGAATCTGAGCTAATTAAAGACTTAACTGAAAAACAAAAATCAGATTTTAAATTTCTTACTAGATCAATTGTGTTTGAATCTAAAGAAAAATATGCTGAAGAATTGACAAAGGTTGTCGATGTAATTCTCATTAAAGAAAAAACAAAAAAAGATGAACCTGAAAAGGAATTAATTGTAAATGAAAATGTAGATACTGAAGATACTACAACTGAAGAGAAACAACTAACTGAAAAAGAAAAGCAAATTCAGAAGTGGTTGAAACTTGCACCTAAAAATAAATAAAATATAAATAATTAAAAAACAAATTAACAATATATGGAGCCACTAATAATGGAACAAAAAGATAAAATCGTTGAAGCATATGAACTTCAAAAATCAAAATCTGCACTATTGCTAGAAACGTATGCATCAGTTATTGATGACGAACAATTTAGCCCAATGAATAAAAAATTCAGAATGTCAACTGCACTTCTTATTGAAAATATGATTAATGAAGATGCAAATCTTCATACTGATTTACAATTTTTCAAAGATATGAAAGTTCCTATTTTCAGGGAGTCAATGTCCAAGACACACTTGTTAGAAGTAGTTGGTTTTCAGCCATTGAATCAAGCATCCTCGTTTTTCTACGTTGAACGCTTTTACTATGGGGGAAATGACGCAAATGGTACAGATGCTTTGTTAACAAACCTTGATAGAGGCTTAACTGCCGATCCAATATTTGATTCTAATGTAGTTAGAATTGAAATGAATGCAGGGCAATATGCATCTGTAGTAGTTGGAACAAGTCATATAAAAGTCGCTGGTGGCGGTGGTAATAACCTTGCAAAAATTGTTTATAAAGAGGAAGCTGCTGGCGGTGGCAAATTTTTAGTAAAAATCCAAGCTAGTGAAAGTTTGCCTGCTGTTGGTACAGTGTATGTAACAGGACCAAATGCAGATCTAAACATGAGTAATGTATGGAATAATGAAATTGGTAGATCTGTAATTCTTAGTAATTATGGTGGACCAATGACAACTTCTGAAGGTGAAGTTCTAAATGATTGGCTAAACTTGAAAATCTCTCTGGAAAGAGTTGAAGTTAAAGCTGAATCTCACAAACTTGCTTTTGAACTTTCTCAAGAAACTATTACAGATCTTGCTAATATCACAGGTGATGACGCGAAGCAAAGACTAGTAACAGCAATTAACTGGCAGCTTGCAATGTCAATTAATAGAAAACTTTTTAATCTTATGACATCTAATGCAGAAATTTCTACTGCATGGAGTTATGCTACTGGTACAGGTAGACCTGGTTCTGAATTTGAAAAATTCATGTCCCTAAGAAGAAAAATTAAGTATGAACAAAATAGAATTGCAGTTAAAACTCAGATGGGTAGAGGTAACTTTGCTCTAATCACTCCGAAGATTGCGACTGTATTGGAAATGCAAACTGGATTCAGCAAAAGTTTAGCTGATGATGGTGGTGACCAAGCTGGAATCATTAAGGTTGGTAATCTTGATGGAATTAATTACTACATGACTACCATGGACGCTATTATAGCAGATTTCATGATGGTTGGGTATAAGGGTAATGATGATAGCAAAGCTGGTGTATTCTATTGTCCATACGAAAGCTTGAGAATTTCTCATGCAAATGATTTCAATAACCCAGAAAGACAGAAGGTAGCGTTTAGCCAAAGAGCAGGATATCGCACGAATCCGTTTGGTGCCGAAAGATACTTGACATTTTTCGATGTAGACTTGACAGGTTCAAGTATTGCGTAATCAATAACATAGTAACACAAAAAAAGAGTCTCTTTATGAGACTCTTTTTTATTTCTCAAAAATAATTTTTATTTAACTTGACTTTTATAAATATTTTTAGTATATACTTTATTATATAAAGAAGGATTTCAAATACATGAACAAACAAGATATTATAAATTATTTAAATACATTTAGCAATCTTAACTCCAAATGGAAAAATAAAGACAATTGGAGCCATGAACAAATCACAACTATTAAAAAACATGTTCCATTTTATGATGATATTAAAGCAATTACTGAATTAAAATATTGTTTGAAAAATGATATCACTAAAAGACCATCCTGTCCAGTTTGCAAAAAGGAAGTTTCATTCTTATCAGGTAAAGATGGTAAATATAGATTTTTCTGTTGTAAAGAATGTGGTAATTCCAAAGAAGGAAAAGAAGTATATAAAAAATACAAATCAAAAATAATGACTGAATTAAATAAAGATGTCAAATATAGAGAAAATCTAATTAAAAAAAGCAAACAAACAAAACTACAAAAATATGGTGATGAAAATTATAATAATATAGAGCAATGCAAGAAAACCAAATTAAAAAAATATGGTGATGAAAATTATTGTAATAAAGAACAAATAAGTATCAGCAATAAAAATAAAACAGATACTCAAAAATATAAAATTCGTGAAAAACGTGAATCCACTAATTTAAAAACACATAATGTAAAATATCATTTCAATAAAAAATCAGTACTCTATAAAGTATTAGTCAACAGGCGTATTAAAACTTGGGATACTTTTAATTTACAGATTGATAGAAAGAAATTAAAAAGATTGTTTGAGTATGATAATTTCATAGATCCCGAATATAAAAAATTTAACTATGAATGTTTGAGGTGTGGTAATGTAATTGAAACTAATTCAGTATATATTCAAAAAATATCTTGTGGATGTTATACTAGTGGATATCAATCTCATTATGAATTAGAAATAATTGATTTTTTAAAAGAAAATAACATTACAAATTATGTTCATGGGCAAAGAGAAAGAAATGCAAATGGAACTTTTGGATATGAATTGGATGTTTATTTACCTGAACTTAAATTGGGTATAGAATTTCATGGTTTATACTGGCATTCTGATCAATTTAAAAGTAAAACATATCATTATGATAAATATAAACATTTTGTTGATAAAGACATTCAAATAATTCAAATTTTTGAAAATGAATGGAATGAAAAACAAGACATAGTCAAATCTATTTTAAAATCAAAATTAGGATTGAATAAACGAATATATGGTCGTAAATGTGAAGTTAAAGAAATATCAGTTTCTGAATATAGAAATTTTTTAGATACCAACCATTTACAAGGTTATGTTGCATCAAAAATTAAAATTGGATTATTCTATCAAAATGAATTAGTATCTTGTATTGGAATTGGTAAGTCAAGATTTAATAAAAAATATCAACACGAATTGTTAAGATTAGCTACGAAAATGAATTTTTCCGTTATAGGAGGATTTTCAAAAATGTTGACGTATTTTTCACTGAGATATTCACCTCAAAATTTATTGACATATGTTGATTTAAGATATTTCAATGGTAAAGGTTATTTAGCTAATGATTTTGAAGAGATTTCCATATCTGCACCTAACTATTTTTATTTCAGACTTGATTCAAAATATTGTGGACTTGAAAATAGAATGAAATACCAAAAATACAAGCTAAATAAACTATTATCAGTCTATAATGAAAGTTTGAATGAATATCAAAATATGATTGCTAATGATTATTATAGAATTTTTGATGCTGGGAATAAAGTATTTGTTAAAAAGTTTAAATAAGTCTTGCTATTTTTGAAAAGTTTTAGTATATTTCTAATAAGTTAATTAAATTGTGAGGATGTTTGATTATGTTAGTTAAAGATTTAAATTTACGTGATGTTGGTAAAAAAATTAGATTGATTAAATGGGTTGAAGGTGATATTAGCTACACGACTTTAAAATGCAATATTACTGAATATATGCCAAATAAAAGAATGTTGAATGAAACTGACGTTTTAAGAATAAAAGAAATTAATAAAACTAAAAACGTTAAAATTAGAGTAGTTGGCCAATGGTTGCATTTTAGATTGTCTGAAGAATGCGAAATTGAATTTGTTGAACAGTTTACAGGTAATTTTGTAAAAGATCCTGTAAAACCTAAAAAGAAACGTGGTTGGTTAGACGTAATTTAAACATACTTTAAACCGCAAAACTATTTTCAACAGTAAATGTATCAACTAGAAATAGTTTTGCGAAATTTAAAGGGCAGAAATACGTAAGGTGGAATTTTAAAGATGATTAATCGTGAAAAAAGAAAATCTAAGAAATTTCGACAATGTTCATTTTGTTGTTGCACAATTAGAATAAATGAAGTATATTATAGATATACTCAAATAATTGAAGAAAAAATGATGTATGGTAGAAATAAAGAATATTTGCATGATGATTGTTGTTTAGATTGTATTGATTATGTTGATGATAAAATGGAGAATGAAAATGACCATCGATGAAATGAACAATTTACTACCATTTAAAGTTAAAATTTGTAGTATTTGGTGGGTACAACAACACCCAACCGATGAAGATAAAGTTTATCTGACTCCAAATATACAAAAAACATTTGATCCAGATGTGGATGTGGACAGTAAATCATATGTACTCAGTGAGATAAATAATGCATTTTATGAATTTATTAAAGATGATGAACCTCAATCAGAACCAATTGTAACCAATGAAAAGAAAAAGATTCGTAAAGGATGGATGGACGTACTATGAAGTATAAAAAACAAAAACGAATGAAAACAAAAATGTTAAATGAGCTATGTAAAACATTTGACAAAGATTTAGTCAATAAATTGAAAGGTTTAATATTGATGGGTGAAGGTGAAGGAAAAAACGGTGATGATGATATTTTTATTAAGTTATTGGAAAATTTCAATATAAATAAAATAAAATCAACTACTGAAGGAATGTTGTTGATGTTGGTTGAAGCATTAAAAATAATTAGAGGTATGGAATAATGAATAATGAAGAAGTTGAGTTTCCTGAAAATTTCCACATGATTAATCCAAGAACGATTGCAGTCATTAGAAGAAGAGTTAAAATATTGACAAAAAGAAGCCAAATAATTAAAGATAATCCAGGAATTGCATATGAAAAATTAAATTTGCCGAAATTAATTGGTGAAACAACAGATACATTTGGAATGATGAATTTACCAAAATGCCCACCTCCACCACCAATAAGAATAATTAGAGAGGATTATACTTTTGCTAATTTTAAAATGTCTTGCAAAAAAATTAAAAAATTCTTTGCCAATTTAATAAAAAAATAACGGGCTCTATAATATGAATATTCATGAATTATTGAAATTAGTTAAATTTAAAGAACTTGAATCAGTCTTAAAAACTTTCAACTATGAAGCTTTTCATCCAACTTTAATAGAAGATTGTAAGGATATTTTTAATGAGTTAAAAAAATTAAAACCTGACAACTCATTAAATTTAAAATTAGTTACACAAGAATATAAAGATTTAAATTATACTCCGATGGTACTAATTAGTATTGGAGTTGATTCATGGGCAGATGATTCGTTTATTGTGATGACCATTGAGCCAGATTCCTATAAATTGTTATTAAGTGCTGATGTTGGTATGTCTACAGAAGACAGCAAAAAATCTAATATATCACTAGCATCATGGATTTTATTTGATTTAGTTGTTGATTTTAAACAATATATCAGTACAATAATACAATCAAATGTTATGATGTCATGGAATCAAAGTATAAAGCAAGTGGAGGATCAAATGATTGAAGATGATAAAAAATTTATTTCGTTTGAAAATACTAAGCCAGAATTTAATGAGAAAATTGAAATTAAAAATAATGATAATGGTTTTGTTGTTTCTGACGTAATTTATACCAAACAAGGATATTTAATAGATAGCCATGCAACTACCTATGATATAGAAAAATATAACTGGAAATATGATGAAATGGAATAATTGCATGGAGTTTATGCTATGAAAATATCTAAAGAATGTAAAAGATGTGTACACAGAAAAAAGAAGTGCTGTTTACATGCATGTTTTCAAGGACTAAAATATACTTCAGATGAATATATTAATTATTTAAAAGATCCAAAATGCATAGATGTTTATGAAGATGAATGTTTATATTATAGAAAAAAGAAATTTAAATTATTGCAACACATTATTAGTTGGTAACAAACTGGAGAGATTATGGAACGATTTGTATATGCAAAAATACATTATCACATTTTGAAAAGAGAAATAAATAAATATGTACCTGATGCTAAGGATAAATTAATATCAATGTTATTGGATGAATCAACATATAATAATGGAAATAAACTTATAAGAGGTTTAGTCAATAATGAAAAAACTGAATTAACTTTAAATGAATATGATTTAGTTTTGTTCAAAGAACATTTTACAATAATTCCTACCAACAATAATTGCATTAAATGTGATAGAACATCACTTCACACTCATTTAAATCATATTGATATTAGTTGTGGGTATGGTAGTGAATATGATGGAGATTCACTTGTTGGTTATCTATGCGACAATTGTATTGCAATTGCATTCAAAGATGATATTGAGGATTTTAGAGGATAAATATTAGTTATGGTGAATAAATGAATAGACGAAATGGATGAAGTAGAAAACAATGGAAGGTAATACTTCCAATTAAAATACAAATTTGGAAAGAATTGAGAGAAGAAGGAATTGATAGAAAAGAAATTAGGGAGTTGTTTCTTAAAAAAATAAAAAGAGCTAAATAAAAATTAGCTCTTTTTTGTAAATTTTAGTACATCCAGATGATGTCAGGATCATTGATATTCACTATACATGAAATTGGTATTCTACTTTGCACCATTGTAATACCAGAATCTCTTCGCTGAATTACATATCCGATTATATTTTTTAAGTTAACGGTTGCGGAGATAGTTGCCTGATAATCAAATGTTTCATTTGGACCATTTGTTATGTCATCAGCGTAACCGTTATTAGCATTTGTAATAGTTACAGTGTCAGTTGCAGCAACAGCACTGAAATTAACATTTGCATTTATTGCGGCTGCTATTTTAGTTGCAATGTCGTTAATTGTTTCTGTTGCAGTCATAGAAACTTTTATACCTTGCTTATCTCCAATTCTCGGATCTTTGTTTTCACTACCCACATCAAACCAAACATAAAAATTATGTACATTTAATGCACTGGATATACAAAACATGTTCCAGTCATAATTTCCAGCCAACTCAGCTACACCTACTTGGAATGTGCATACTTGAGCCACAGATGAAGAACCTTGGAGTGTAGTTGCAACAACTGCTGAAGGAATTGCTGGTCTACTTGGTTCTCCCATTGATTCTATGTGCAAATTTACATATTGATTTGTGGTTATTACTGCCATATTTTCCTCTTATATATTATTTTTTATATATTTATAATTAAATTAGTACATCCATACAATATTTGGATCATTAATATTGACAATGCAAGTTATATTTTCTTTTTCTTCAACAATATTATTTCCAGCATTTCTTTTTTTGTTTACATACCCATTAATTTTTCTAACATTCTGATTATAAGCACTTAAATAGTTTTCAGTATCTGTTAAATCATCACCTGTTAATGCGTCAGAATATGTTAGTACTTCAATCAATTGATTTAAATTATTTTTCAATATGAATAATTGATTTTCGTATGCTGGTTCAATATATGTTTCAAAATTCAATAATTCAGTATATGTCCATGTAAATTGATCATCGACCGGAGTACCAGTGAAAGATGAACCCCAAACAGCTGCATCATTTTTATTCCAGATTTGAAATGCAGCAATGTCTTTAAATTTGAAAGAATGAGGTAATTGTGACCAATCATACGGTTGTATTGAAATAGGTGAACCAGTTGCATCTAAATTTGTTCCAATCCGTTTTGAAATATATGCATCACCTTTTTTCCCTGCACCTTCTAATGTTAGAGTAGGTTTGAATGATCCATCAGTATTTTGATTCCAATTATCAACACAATGACCGTCAATAGTTACTGTTATGTTTTTAATCCTATTGATGCCATTATTGGCGAATAAATTAATGTACAGTGAATCAGCAGTTGTTGTGAATGTAGTAGTAATGTCAGGATGTGAATTATCAAATAGATATTGAGTTCCAAGGGGTGATGTACCAATATATAAAGCATATGTACCAGATACAATATCTCGTTCAACTTCAACAGTAACATCAACTCCAATTGGCACATTTAATATTTTCCGAACATATTCCCAACTTGCTGCAACATTTGTAATTTCAGCATGTAGTGAAGTATATGTAACACTTGTAACTGTACTTACATCAAATGCGGTTGGCACACCTGTTGGTAATTCATTCATCGGATTTAAATTAGCATCAGATCTAGTTGCTTGCGGTGTTAAATCTATAGCATTATAAACAGCATTTGCAATTATCGTCAATGCATCAGCAGTCAAATGTATTTGATCCGGTGTAAAATATGTTAGATCAGAATACCCATTTAACATTCCTACAGGAGTACTTCTAATATCAATAACACTTTCACAATTAAACCCTGCATCAGTTGTCATTGAAGTATAAACTTCTGCTCGTAAAGTTTCCCATCCAGCTGATCCACATGAAGGATTGGAAATAACATGAACTTTCCATCCTGTAGCAGCTCTAGCGTTTACGTATGTTTTTATTAATGCATATAATTCAGGTGCAGTAACACCATTACCATTATAATCATTTATTCCACCCATAAAAATGAGTGTATCACATATTCCAGTTTTGTAAAGACCATCAACGTAAACTCCATCATCAATCATGTAAAGAACTTTATCTCCATTATCAGAACGGTTAAAGTTTGCCATTTCTCTTACATTTGGTATATCATACATTTCTTTTAGTTGTATTGGATAACTGCGATTATATGTAGGCCAACCTCTAGTAATGGAATCGCCAATATAAACAATATTTTTCTTTGGAGTATCATAAACTGTCATATCATATATAGTGTCGCCACTACCAGCATTTAATCTATGTTTTAAAATTACATTAGATCCTGCATCATCGTTATCAATATAATTATCAACATCTGTTTGATTTAAAGCTTTATTCCAAACACAACCTGTAGATATGCCAATTCCTTGAGCTTTGTATATAACTTGCAAATCATCTTCAACAGCACCATATCTTAATGGGAAACGTTGAGTTAAATCTATAGCTACGTCACTAGATATATCAATGTGCTTTAATAATGTTTTACCTGAATATATATCCATATATCCATCACGATCAACAGACATAATTAAATTTACAAAATCTGTAGCTGCATCAATATTTAATTGTCCAACATATGTTCCACCACCTGGAAATTGAAGATCATATGTTGGCTTAGTGCCTTGATTTTCTAAATAATAAAATCCATAACTACCTTGATCAGTTTCAGTATTTAGTTTACCAAAAATGCCTTGTCTCAAAGTAGTAATTGTAGAAAGCTTTACTTTTACAGCTAATGCAAAATCACTAAGTCCAGGATTAAAATCAGTTAAACAATCTGCATAAGCGTAATTGAAACAATAAAAATATTCACCTATTACAGCTGGCCCATTATCAACTACAATTTTATCATTTAATCTATATATATCATCAGTGGCTTGGTGAATGCTAAATAATTCATTGTCTGCAACCAGATCAGTTGTAGATGCATCTGCCAGATATTCTATTGATTCTACATGTAAATTGTTATATTGATTTGTATGTATCACAGCCATGATTTAAATCCTTTGTATAAAATAATAATAATTTTACTTGCTTTTTTTAATATATTTTTATATATTTATATTAAGTAAATTAAATGAGGTAAAATATGAATTCAAAAGAACGAAAATTTGTATTTGACACTGCTTTTATGTTAGGAATCTATGTTGGTGCTTTATTAACAGGAATATGTATCTGTATATTTAAATGTATTATTACGTAAAGGAGAAGTATTATGAAAGAATCAAAGTACAAAAAAGACAATGAAGTGGTTATGATGAGAGATTGCATACAACGAAAGTATGGAGAAATTGTCAATCTTTGGGTTGGAGAAATTGGAATTATTGAAGATGTTCATGATCATCGTGAAACTTATCAATATCTTGTTTATTTTGAGGATCTTGGCAATAGATTCTGGTTGTATGATAGTGATTTCAAAATGCAAGAACGAAAAGATGTAGAAGTAGAAGTTCCTCAAAGTGAAGAGATTATTAAAACTAAAACACTAAATTATTTTGGAGTATAGTATGTCTCCTGAATTTCTGTATTTCATAATAGTAGTATTGATTGTAAATTGGATGTTGTCATATTGGTGGAATGATAGAAAGTTTAATTTTTTTATGATTCCACCATTGGCAATACTTGCAACTATTTATAATTTTGTCAGATGGTTAATTTTAAATTGGAGAAAGAAATGATCTCAAGCATTATAATATACTCTAATATGATATTTTTATTATTTATATTGGTAATCAATTCAGGAATGGCACTTGCATTATCAAATAAGAATAGAAAAAAATTTTTAGTTATGTTAATACCGCCAATAGCATTAATTATTTGTTATTCAAGTATACTATGTGATATTATTAAATGGGTTTATAAAGAACTAAAGGAGTTGAAATGAGATATGTTTATGGTAAGATAGAAGGATTTTATTATATAATTGATACCAAATTTAATTCAAATGTGTTCATGACTGATCATATAGAGCAGGTGGTTGAAATAAATGATCATATGAATGATTTGGAACAAAATCCTTCATTTTTTGCAAAAAGAGTTAAGAAAGCTATTTTGCAAAGTTATTAAAAATAATGCTTGCTATTACTAAAATTATTTAGTAAATTCAAGTAATGCATTAAACGGCAATGGAGTTCGGTGGTTGAATAAGGGGAATAAAAATTCACTAGGTCGCAGGTTCAAATCCTGTCATTGCCGCAATTAAAGTTAAATGAATTGAGAGAAATTGTAAATGAAAGTTAAAGATTTGACAAAAGAAGATGTTGGTAAAGAATATAGACTTATTAAATATGTCGATGATAATGATCGATTACATATAAACGAAGAAGCGTTGAAAATGATGTTGAAAATAAGTTGCAATATTGATGATATAATCAATTGTAAATTTACACTTAATTATCTTGGCAAGTATATATGAATTTGAAATTATAGGTGATGAGGGGCATTATCGATATTATTCATTTAGTAAATACGCTGAACTTAAAAATTTTAAATAATATTGGTATTAGTTTTCATGGTGAAGCAGAAATCGAATTTGTTGATGATTCAATTGTAAAAAAAGCAACAACCATTAATTTGGGACAATGATAAAAAATTATGGATTGTAAATAATTAAATTTATAAATTTATAAAGTTATTGAATTTTAGGGCCAGTGTTGGTATGTGTCGGATAGGGATTGCTGGAATGCCCTTTTACAGTAGTTTCTTTGGTAAGTTAATATTGTATATCGCTATCTATCCGATGTGCCAAATTCAATAACTTTTTATTTTTTAGGAGATTAAATGAAAATTTCAGAATTAAAAGGTGATGATGTTGGCAAAGAAATTAAAATTACTAATTATTTAGATCCAGTAATATGTACATCATTTGGTATAGATTTTATATTGGAAAGACTTTCATTAAATGATATATTTGAGTTATATCAAATGATATATTTGAGTTATATCAAATGACATTTATAGTAGCTTATGTTAGTATGAGGATTATTGCAGATGGCGTAATGGAGGGGATTGATGCACATTCAGTAGATGAAAATGGAAATAAAGACATTGCACTTAGTTTTCATGGAGAAGCAGAATTTGAATTTGTTGATGATATAGAAAATAAAAAGAAGCCTGAATTTATTTGGGATAATGATAAAAAATGTATGTGATAAATGATTAATTATACTGATTATATATTTTCTTTAGGCTTGATCAATTTGAAGCAAAAAGAATATGGTAAATGGAATGCAAGATGCAATGTTTGTGGCGATTCAGAAAAATCAAAATCAAAAACTAGATTATGGTTTAGTCCTCAACCAGATGGTGGAATGATTGTCAGTTGTTGGAATTGCGGATTACATACTTCATTTTGGAAATATTTGAAAATTGTGGATACAACATTATTCAATAAATTCAATGAAGAACAAAAAAGAGAAAAATTGGATGATGTAATATCAAGAAAATCTATCAGAAGAAAATCAACAACTTCAAATAGCACATACGATGGAGATCAAACAAAATTCGTAAAGTCACTATCTAAAAAAATATTTGTAAACATTAAAGAAAATCAAGATGCGGTAAAATATTGTAAAAATAGAAAAATTCCAAAAGAAATATATGAAAAATTCTTTTGGTGTAAAGCTAGTAAAAAAGAAAAAGCATATGGGCAAATGTTAATAATGCCGTTGTATAGAAATTCTGATGATGCAATGTATGGGTTTTTAGGTAGATCAATAACTGAAAAGAAATTTCACATTTCGTTAGCATCTAAGAAAAATTTGAAAGTTGGCAATTTGTATAATATTGATAAAGATAAAATTGTTTATATTTTAGAGAGTCACATTGATTCATTCTTTATCAGTAATTCAATTTCAATGCTGTCTGCTTCACTTCCAGATTTATTGTTGGATATTTTGAAAAAACCTGTTTTTTGTTTTGATAATGATGAAACCGGTATTCGAAAAAGTTTAGAAATGGCTGAGAAAGACTTTAAGGTGGTCATTTGGCCAAAATCATTTACATGGAAGGATAATAACGAATATATTATAGATGGCCATACAAAGGATGATATAAAGCGTATTTTACTAAATAATACATATAGTGGAATAGTTGCTCAAATGAAATTAAAAAACATCATGAAATTAAGAAGAATAAAGAAAGTTAATTTGGAGAAATAGATGACTATTGAAGAACTGGATAAAATGTTACCTCTCAAACTCATTATTGACCAAGAAATATATGCATTAGAAGCTGAAGATCATGAAGGATATCTATGTAAATGGAAACATGATGACGAAAGTGGAGAATGTTCCTTTTTTAAATCAACATGTATTGAATGTTTAAATAATGGACAATGGAGGATTTGGTATGCAAGGTAAATTACAGCTTGAATTGATGTTTCATAAATTGATACCAGAAAAAGAAGAATATGAAAAATATTATAAACAATGGATTATAAGTGTAAATATAGATTATGCTGCTCAAAAATACACAGAATTTCAAAAAGATAAATCTTTGAAAAAATTAATTGATGATTACAATTATTTTGGATACATGGTTTTTGATATCTCATTATCTAGATGGTATTTGATTAAAAATAAAATCAGTGAAGAAGATAAACTAAGAGAATATAATAATTTTAATAAATTTAGAAGATGGTGGCACAAAGAAATTAACAAAGAAATTAAAAACAACATAGCTGATTTGAATAATAAAATAAATGTGTTTGATAAAGAAATTGATATTTTGTTAGAAAAAATAAATGCTGCTGAACAAAAATTGAATAAATATAGAAATATATTTTATTATAGTACAAATTTTAATAATGTTTTTGACCAAAGAATTAAAAATAGAATATTTGCTCAAAAACATTGCTCCATCAGCTGGAGGTCAATTAAAACTGTGTTCAAAAGAGAATTTCCAACATTTCAAGAATACTGGGACAAATTTACAAATGCTGTGCTAACATCATTCAATAAATATGATTTTGAAGAAACTGTTGATAGATATAGAAAACAAATTGGATGGGTATCAAAATAATTATTATTTCTCTTGCTATTTACAAAAAGTCTTTGTATATTTCATATATATAAATAAATAAAAATACTTGACGGGATATGGTGTATTAGCTTACACTCAACAACCAAATATTTCGGCTCAGTATCACCATCACTAAAGAGATTTGAAGGATCGGCCCAATAAAATTGAAATTGCTATAATTTGAAATTAATCGGACAACCACAGGGAGAATCACGAACTCTGTTTTAATGAAAATGCGTGAACTTATTAAATGTCCAAAACAACCAAATAAATTTCGAAGAAGTGTAAATTCATAGTTGGGAAGTAGGTTAGAAACCTACTGATGGTGTTCTTGAATATAATGATTTTACATATAAATTGCCTCCAAAAATCCTCATAGCTAACATATTGTGAGGATTTTTTATTTGTGTAAAATAAGTGAAATAGTTCTTGCTATTTCCAAAAAGTTTTTGTATATTTCTATTGTAAGTAAAAATAAAAAATGCTGGGAGGCACGAAGATGGAAACTATTACAGAATCACAAGTTGATAATGAATTTTTAGTAGATGGTTACAATCATGGTGGCAATGGAAATTTGTTTGTCGATTATTGTCTTCCTCATATAAGCGGAAATGCATCTCTAGGAATTACTGGTGTTGGAGTGTTTAAAGATGAAGATGAGTTTTTAAATTGGGCTGATATCTCAAACGTTGATAAATCTCATAGATTATTTTTCATACAATATAAGAAAATAAAGCTTGCTATTTAGAATATTTGTACTTATATTGAAAGTATGTAAGCAATTAAAATAATGTGAAGGAGAATAAAATGTTAGAAGCAATTAAAAAGACTTTAAAACAATTGAAAGCAGATCGAAAGCATTGTGAAATGGGAACTGAAGAATATATGAGATCTGTAAAAGCTCAAATTGGTTCCGAACCCCCTGTGAGACCTGAAGAAAGTAAATCAGGTGAAACAATTGATGGTCGTGATCAAGTGGAAACAATTGACGATACTATACACATTTATATTTCAAAACCAGTAAAAAAATTTATGTCTTGTTCAGATCATCTAAAACATTTTCCTGAAATGCATGTAGTAGTTCCATTTGATGAAGATTACTATGTAGACGAAATGAAAACATTTCCATTTAGTAGAGACATAATAAAGAAATCAATTGTTGAAAATAAAGAACTTCATTTGTTTACTCCTCTAAGTGAAGATCGTTTGACACATGGACGAATGATTGATGCATATGAAGCAGGTGAAAAGTTTCAATACTTTAATGGTGTTGAGTGGACAGAATGGGGATCATCATTGAGTCATACCATTAAAACATTAACAACTGAATTACACAATTTTGCAATATTAAAATAAAAGTTTTACAACTAAATAATTCAAATCTAAGGTGAGGTCAAAGATGAAGAAAAGAGAAAGTTTGTTAGAACACGTACAAAAAGTAATTAATGGTGAAAGAAGATTTGAGAATGTTTTTCAATCACTTTGCAGACTCATTCTTCACAGTGAAGATGATGCAATCAAAAAAGTGAAAGTAAATGGAGTTTCAACTTACGACTTCAATATTTTTAGACAAGGTAAGAAACACCCAATTGCGATGTATGATGAGCTCAATAGTTTTGTTTCGTATGTTAAAGATGCTTCTGAAGGTGGATCATCCAGTGAAATGGCATTTGTTTTGATAGGCGAACCCGGAAATGGCAAGACGATGGTTATTGACTATATTAACACTGCATACAGAAATTTTACTGCACTACCCGAAAATAAGAGATACACATTTAGATTTAAAAACCTAGATAAATTTGAAACATACGGCAAAATAAGAGAAATTGAATCACAGACATTTGAAGATCCAATGTTACTTGCATTCGCATTAGGAATTGATTTAAAAGAGCTTGGTGCAACTGATGAACAAATTGAATTTTGGGAAGACAATAAAAGAGTTTTGGGTGCATGTTCTGATTACATCTTAGAACAAATTAAAGAACATTGTGATGATGATGTTGAAAAAATTATGAATGATTTTATTGATGTTGTTCCAGTACCTATTTCAGAATCAAGAGGAACTTTAACAGGTAAATATGCCGCAAAAGATAAAATTACATCATCCGCTGTTGATTTACTTGGTGAAGAGTCTATTACTAGACTTCTTAACATTACAGATACAAAAAACCCGTATAAATTTGATCTACAAAGAGGTGCATTAGCAAGAGTAGCAGGTGGCGGAATTCACTTTGCTGATGAAATCTTTAAAAACAAAAAAGATCTTGTACAAATTTATTTAGGTGTTATTCAAAACAGAACTATTGATATTGAAGGTTTCAAATGGCCAATCGACACTCTAATTATTGCAACAAGTAACAATGCAGAATTTCAAAATTTCTTGGAAGAAAAGGAACAAGCTCCAGTTGTTGATAGATGTAGACTTACTTATATGAGCCACAATACCAATTACAAACTACAAAAAGAACTAACTGAATATTCACTTGGTTCTGCAAGGAAAAAAACAACATTGACAGGAGAAAAACTTCATGTTGATCCTAATTTAAACCATGCTTTATCAGTTGCAGTAACATTATCAAGAATGCCATCAGTGCAAAAATTACAACCAATTGAAATGATGCAATTGGCAGCTGGTGAAGTAGCTGGTGAAAAATCAGTAAAAACTTTAACTGAAATTATCACTGAATTAAATACTGAACCGGATGTTACAAAAAGATTTGGACAGAAAGGATTAGGACATAGAAACCTTGGAAGAGCATTGCAATTATTATTAGAAAGTTCAGCAACTCAGGAAGGCAAATGTATGTTTGCTGGAGATATTTTCAAAGCTCTTGATAATATTATCTTAGATTATGTATCTGAGCCAAATGATAGAATTAAATATCAAAACGACATTGCAATTGCAAAAACACTGTATAGAAAAAATATCATGGAATCTGTGTTTAATGCCTACATGGATGAACCACTTGCAATTAAAAAAGATGTTATGAACTATGTGAATATGATTATTGGAATTTCTGCTAAGAATTTGGGTGATGATAAAATTTGGACCTACAGAGATCCATCATCAGGGGATTTAATTCCTTTGAAAATTAATGAAACATTTATCAATAGTGTTGAAAAAAGATTGGGTTTAAATAATAACGAACAAAAAGAAAGTTTTAGGACAACAATTTCAAAAATTTATTCACAGAAAATGGTGACAGAACCAGGTTACGATTTTCTTGATAACAATGAACTTGTTAAGGCAATTACGGATGTTCGCCTGAAGTCAGATGTCGCTGGAGCAGGTAGTTTGGTTGGTGCTCTTGCAAATCGTACTAATGAAGAAAATAAGCAACTCTACAATAGAATGGTTGATACTATGATGAATAAATTAGGCTTTTGCCATACGTGTTCTTGTAAAACCATCGAGGAATTCTGTAAACCTGAATAAAGTTAAATAGTTTCATTTGGCCTCCTCCAAAGAAAAGGGATTAAAATATTGAATTATTATAGTTTGATGTTCAATCCCTTTTTAAATATAAAATAATGAATTTAAAATATGTTTGGCGATTTAGTATTATTGATTTTAAAATTATGGAAACAATTTAAATGTGTTCATGATTATGAAATTACAATTGAAGTTGATAAAGTTTTTCACAGATTTGATATGGAAATTAAAACTTGTAAGAATTGTGGAAGAAGAAAACAAAAATAATATATCTTGCTTTTCTTAAATAGTTTTTGTATATTAAAAATAAAGAGTTGATTATGAAATTGAACAAAATTTTAGAAATATACGCATCAAAAATAATTCCAGAACATAGTAAATTGCGAATTACTAATATTGATGTAATCAATGATGCACAAGCAATTCGAGATATGAAAAATTGGCCAATGCAACAACTGAAGATAGGGAATAAATTTCATTTGAGATCATATAGGCAATATGATAATTATAAAATAAATGAGAATGTTTGTCTAATTGAAGATGAAGTCAACGGATTTCTAATACAATTCAATTCATCAATCCACACTATAACAGAATTTGATATTGTTGATGATGAATCAAATAAACAATTAACTAAAAAGAAACATACTAGTTGGTTGGACGTAATTTAAAAAAAGGTGGATGATCATGGAAGAAATTAAAAAAGTAGTAAGGCTATATGATTTTGATGATGCGAAAATGTTTGATCAAAAATCTGAAGCAACTACACAATTGAAAAGAACGTTGAAAGAATTGGTGGAGAGAGATAATGAAAGGGAAGCAGATGGTTTCCCTAGAAGAATAAGAATGGGTAAAATTACAAATAAATCTGGAGTTGGACCAAATGCTGTAATAGTGCCAACTACATCAGAACCAAAATTCTATCATGATAATTCTGTATCTGAAGAAGATGAAGACGAAGGTGAAGGACCAACTGAAGCTGGCACTGGTGAAGAAGGTGAGGGTGAAATACTTGGCGAAAGACCATTAAATCCTGAACAAGGCGAGGGTGAAGGAAACGGAGCTGGTGAAGGTGATGGAGCAAATCATGAAATTGATTCTAATTCTGCTGAACTTGGTAGAATTTTAACAGAAGAATTTGACTTGCCTAATCTAAAAGACAAGGGCAAGAAAAGATCTATTACTAAATTTAAGTATGATCTTACAGATAGAAATACTGGATCGGGGCAATTGTTAGATAAGAAAGCAACACTGAAGAAAATTGCAACCACAAATATTTTGCTGGGAACATTGGATGCAAATAATGTTGATACTTCTAAACTTTTAGTAAACCCAAATGATAAAGTATTTAGAGTAATGTCAAGAGAAAAAGTATTTGAATCTCAGGCTGTTGTATTTTTCGTAAGGGATTATTCAGGATCAATGGATGGAAAACCTGCTGAAGTTTCATGTACAGAACATCTATTCTTATATTCTTGGTTATGTCATCAATATCAAAATAGAGTACAAACTAGATTCATTCTACATGATACAAATGCAAAAGAAGTGAAAGACTTTTATACATATTATAAATCGCAGGTTGCTGGTGGTACGAAAGTAAGTCCGGCTTTTAAACTTGTAAATGATATAATTGAAGAAGAAAATTTAGCTAAAGATAATAACATATATTGTTTCTATTGTTCGGATGGAGATGATTGGGATAGCGGTGAAGAAACCATATCAGAATTGAAAAAATTGTTTAAATATGCTTCAAGAGTAGGTATTTCAATTTTTAAAAATAATTGGGGAGGTTCCGGAGATACTACAGTTGAACAGTATATTAAAAATTCTGGAATGCTTGAAGATTATAAAGAAATATTTAGAATGACTTCGGGACAAGCTGAAACAATTAGCGAACAAGAAATTATTAATACTATTAAGAAATTATTATCATAGGGAAGTACATTATGAAAGTTAAGGACTTAAAAGATGAAGATGTTGGTAAGGAAATAAATATAATAGATTTTGTTCATGCTATAGATTGTAATTCATTACAATATATTAAATCGTATTTAAACCGCAACTTGTGCAAGGATGATGTATTTAGATTCGATAAAAAAATTATTGGAGAAAATCGTATTCGTGTTTCTGAAATGATGACTGGTGTTGGATATATATTTCATATAAGTTTTGAAACAGTAATAGAATTTGTTGAAGATAGTTTACAAGATAGTGAAGAAATGTTGCCTGTTGTCCAAAAACCTAAAAAGAAACGTGGTTGGTTAAACATAATTTAAACAACATTTAAACCGCAAAACTATTTTCAACAGTAAATGTATCAACTAGAAATAGTTTTGCGAAATTTAAAGGGCTAATTTAAGTGAGATGGAGAAATACAATGAAATTAAAAGACTTGATAACAGATGACGAAGGAAAACACATATATTTGACAAATATTATTTCAATTAATCATCCCAGACAAGATACAATTAAATCAATGTGTGATAGTCTGCAAATTGAAGAAAAAAATACTGTAAATGTTTTATTTACCATAGACTCAGTGTATGATGATGGTGAACATGTGTTGATTGTAGATGATGAGAATCGATTTATATTTTCAAGTGAATCTGTATTTATTTGGGCAGATGATTTAATTGCAACATTATCAATTGAAAAAAATACATTTAAAAAGAAAAGAAGAAGTTGGTTAGACGTAATTTAAAATAAAAAAGTTTGCTATTTTTAAAAATGTTGTGTATATTTAATTAATACTATTAAATTTGATGGAGGAACACAAATGCATTTAATTGACCAGAAACAAAAGAAAATAATGGAAGAATGTAAATTAAGAGCAAAAGATGTTGGTTTAAATTTTGATGATGAAACATTGGAGTATGTTGTTTCCAATAAGGACATGAATGAAATGTCTCCAAAAGTAATGGTTCCAACAATGTACGATTTTTGGGTACATGACGTTGATTTACTACAAACTGAGGGTCGTTACAAAATACAACCATCAAATGCTTTTGAAACGGTTATTAATACGAGAGCTGCAATATCATTTTACAACTCAGATAATCCTGATTGGCTAAATACCATGATATATTATCATGTACTTGCACATGTTGATTTTTTCCAAAACAACACAATGTTCAAACATACTTGGAATGATGATTTTTTAGGTATTGCAAAAGCTGATTCAAATTTGATTGAATCACTGAGAAAAAAGCATACTATGAAATTGGTTGATTATGTTATTGAGTTTTCAAGAAGTATTGATAATATTTGTCATTATTTTCCTGAAATGTCTAAACAGGATATTGATGAAAAAACTGAATTAAAAGGAGTGGTTGAATATTATTTTAATCATTTTCTATCAGATCAAATGCAATCATCCAGTTATATCATTAAAGAAATTGAACGATATAATGAATTGAAAAATCAAAATGCTGATTTAGGTGAAAATATATTTTTCAGTGAAGTGAAAAGTAAATATCCTGAACTGGAAACAAAACATCAAGAATGGAAGAAAACATCATCTTCAAATAATATTGATGTTCTTGAATTTATAAAGGAACATTCACCTAAATTGAATAAAGAACAAAATAAGTGGATGAAATCCATTTTGTCAATTGTTAGGCGAACTTCACTTTATTTTGCACCTCAAATCAGAACAAAAATTGCAAATGAAGGATGGGCAAGTTACTGGCATGAAAAATTATTTATGGCAGATGATAGAATTAGAAGTCATGAATCAGATTTTGCATTATTAAATTCTAAAGTAGTATCTTTGTCAAGAGTCGGTTTAAATCCGTATGCAATTGGTTTGAGATTGTATAAACATATTGAAGAACTTGGAAACAAAGGAAAGATGAATTTTAATTTCCAAAAAATTCATGATGCAACTATTAGAAAAAATTATGATGATAAATCGATGAACGGACAAAAAGCTATTTTTGATGTGAGAAAGAATTTTTCAGATTTTACTTTAATCAATACATTTGTTGATCAGGAATTTGTAAACAAGAACAATTTGTTTACAGTCGGTCAAAGAGTTAATCAGGAACGTCAATCAATTGAATACTATGTTAAGAGTAGAAAAGCTGAAGATTATAAAGATATGCTTAAAAATACTCTTTATCATCCACCACATGTCACCGTAAACCAACAAGAGACAAATGATGAATGTCTATGTATAGAACACCAATTTGAAGGTAAACAATTGGTCAAAGATTATATTTCGGATGTTTTAGTAGGATTGGAATATCTTTGGGGTGGTAATGTGGAATTAAAAACAACTGAAATCTTTGTAGAAAAAAGGAATCCGTATTTAACAGTTTCTGCTGATGATCCTCCACTAAAAAAAGAATTGAAAAGAATTATATATACTATTAAAAATGGCAAAGTTACGAAAATTACAAGGAAGTCATAAATGAAATTAAAAGATCTTGATGAAAACACGGATGTAAATAAAAAAATAAAAATTGTTTCTTATCCTGATGACAGTTCATGTGGTGAAAAATATTATATGCAGTCATATTTAGCAGATTGGTTGGGTATTAGTGAAGAAGATTTTTTGGATGGTGTTTATACAGTGTATGATATTGATGAAGGACAGATTTCATGTGAATACAAAGGACTACGTGGATTGGTTTTATCTCCAGAAACTGTAATTAGATTTGTTGGTGACGAAGTTGACACTGAAAAACAAATAACCAAAAAGCCAGAATTTATTTGGGATGATGGTAAAAAGATGTATGTGATAAATAAATAAAAGTTCTTGCTTTTTCAAAAATATTTGTTTATATTTAATTTTATACATTAAATAAATTTCACGGAGGAACAAATGAACGCAACAAAAATTTTACTAACCAGTTTGTCTAATGATGAACAAAAAGTGAAAAGTGTTCAACTATTTTCATTTGTTGAGCTTGTTAAGAAAGATCCATACTATACATTACGAAATATTTTTCAGACACTACATGATTTTGTGTTTGAAAATGTAAAAGACTTCAAATGTGAAGAAAAAATATTTGAAGATATTTTTAAATATGATCTTAGTAATATTTTTGCAAGTGATCAAAATTCTCCATTTTTTTCAGATCATGTATTTCAAAATGAGTTTGTCAATTGGGTTGAAAAATTTAGAACTGGCGAACATCATCAATCAATAACAATGTTCAAAGGACCTCCAGGATCTGGAAAATCAACATTCCTGAAAAACTTTTTAGAGAAATTTGAAGAATATTTAAATGAAAGTGAAGTGGGTGAATTGTTTGTAACCATTTGGAAATATGAAAATGCGGAAAAGAAAATAGTTGAATTTGAATGTCCAAATAATGATCACCCAATATTGCAAATTCCAGTAAAGCATAGACGACAGTTTCTAGAAGATTTGATTAAAGACTCTGAAATGAAACAACGAATATTTACAGAAAAACAATTCAATTGGATTTTCGTAGACGAACCTTGCCAAATATGCAAACAAGTATTTGAAAAACTTGTGAAAAAACACGGACAGGAAAAAGCATTTGACATGATTCATGCTAGAAGAGCAAGGTATGATAAAAAAGCTGGTTATGGAATCAGTATATTTAACCCATCTGACCAGTATTCCACCAAACCAATTATATCACATGTATTAAATACTGATGTTTCAAAAGATTTGGAAATTACTCCTAGTAAATTATATTCAAGCATATTGTCAAAAACAAACAACGGTATATTTGGAATGATGGATGTGAAGGGTGAAAATGTCAAGAGAATACAATCACTACATACAATTATTTCAGACGGATTGCATAAAGTTGGATTATCTGAAGAATATATAAAATCAGTGTTTTTAGGATTGTGGAATCCACAGGATACTAGCTTTTGTGAGTACATGAGATCAATGAACGATAGAATAAACAATATCAACATTCCATATATTTTAAATTACGAAACTGAATTGAAAGTTTTTAAAAATAAATTTGGTGATATTGCAAAAATATTTCAACCACATGTTTTTGAATTTTTTGCAAAATTAATAGTTTTTACTAGATTAGATGATGATATGCCAAATAATTGGATTAGATTCTCTAAATATGAAAAATATATTGATAAAAGAGGAGCTTTATTAAAAATAGAAATGCTTACTGGTAAAATTCCAGAATACATTACCCAAACAGATAAAGAAAAATTAACAACTGAAACAGTGAATTCCATTTTTACACCAAAAGTTGGTTCTACAGGTTTTAGCGGAATTTCTGGTAGGCGATCGGTTTCTTTAATGCAACAATTCTTGACAACTAATACAGATAATGAAATTATATCATTGAATCATGTTATAGAATTTATGACACCTGTAATTGAGGAAGGTGCAAATCTTGAAATTTTAACAGAGATTGAAAAAGCATATCAGTATAAAATTTTTACTGAAATATCAGATTCAATTTATGATTATAATGAACAACAAATTACTGATGATATTTTGGATTATTTATTTGCACTCAGTTATGATATTGGCGATGAAGTAACCTGTACATACACTGGCAACAAATTTGTTGTAAGTGAAGATTTCTTGAAACGTCTTGAAGATAAATCAAGTAATGGTGGTGTTTTTGAAGATGATGAAAGAATAATAATGAGAGAATCAATCCAGAAGAAATATTTATCAGAAGCAGTTATGCAACAAGTGAATGTAGAAGGTTTAGAAATAACTGAAACAAATTTATTTAAAACAATGTTTAAAGTATCCAAGAATGAAATTAAATCCAATGTTCTTGAAAAATATAAAGATGATTATGATTTTAACAGAGCACTTAACGACTTTGGAACCAAGGATTTTGAATCTTACAATAAACACATTAAAAACGATGTTGTACGCCTATTAAAAAATATGCAAACAAAGTGTGGTTACAGTGAAGAAGGCTCAATTCAAGTGGTATTGTATGCTTTAGAGAACAATGTAGTGGATATGTTTGAAGATGAATAAAAAAAGAAAATCAAGTAAACAGTGTATTAGGTGTCAATGGTTTGATGGTTGTCAAACCATCGATCTAAAAAAGAAAGATTTATCAAAGAAAAAATTCAAAATATTTATCACTGAAAACTATGACAATTGTCCTGACTTTAAAAGAAAAAAATTACCAGAAATTGAAAAACCTATTGTTACCTCAAATAGAGTTATTGTAGAGAAGAAAAATAAAAAGAAAGAAGAAGTAGTAAAGATAAAAAGAAGAAAAACGAAAAGAATATTTTAAAGGAGAAATTATATCGCAGTTATTGTAGATTCGAGTGTAGTAAAAATGATGACAATATTTGGAAAGTACATTAGTCAAGAATTGGTTAAAAGACCAGAACTATTTAAATTTTATTTTATACAGTCAATATTAAAAATTAGAAGAGAATTTAATTGCACTAAGAAAAATAGATTAATATTAGCAATTGATAGAAAAAAGAAATTTAAAAAATTAGATGGTTCGTATGCGAGAGGATATTGGAGAGATATTTATTACAATAAAATGCATTTAAAGATGTCTAAAAATAATGATGGATCTTTACGATTTGGGGGATATAAAGCAGGTAGAGTCAAAGATTCAAAATTTGACTGGGAAACTCTTGAAAAATGTTATGCTGAATGTTTAGAATTATTTAAAAACTTTTCAGATTTTCAAGTCATTGAAATTGCTGGTGTTGAAGCGGATGATATATGTGCTGTGTTGGCCCTAAAATCAAAACGAAAAGTTACTTTAATATCTCATGATAAAGATGTTAAGGCACTTGCAACTGATAAAATATTATATTATGATTGGTATACTAAAAAATATTGTTCCGAACACATGTCAGACCATGATAAATTATTATTTTATCTTAAAGGAGATAGTGCTGATGCAATTCCATCAATTAAAAAAAATTTCAGATGGAAGTCTAAATTGGAAAAATTCACATTACAAGAAATATTTGATCAGCATCCTGATGAAAATTTAGAAGAAAGATATAAAATAAATGTAAAACTAATGGATTTGTCATTAGAAAATCTTCCAAAGAAAGTTCAACAGTTGATTATACAGGAAGTTAAAAAGGAACAAGGTAAATATAATCAATTTAAACTGTCAATGGCACTCAGAAATATTAATGCAGCTCAATTAACTGAAGGTGATGTTCCAAGTTTAATTTCAAGAATGGAAGAATTTTCTTTGCCTGATAGAATAGTTGAATCTAAAACAAGTAAGAAATATAAAGAAAATACTAAAAATATGAATTACATTAAGAATAGGTTTTTAAAAAAGTAGGTTAGAAATTTGAATAAACAATATGAATTATATTGTGGTGATTGTCTAGAAATTATGGATCAATTAATCGCAAGAGGAATAAAAGTAGATGCAATCATCACAGATCCACCTTACGGAACTACAGCTTGCTCATGGGATTCAATAATCCCATTCGACAAGATGTGGTTACGATTAAATAAACTAATTAAACCTAATGGTGCTATAGTTTTATTTGGAAGTGAACCATTTAGTTCTGCATTGAGAATGAGTAATATTAAACATTATAAGTATGATTGGATTTGGGAAAAATCAAATCATGCAAATATTGGAAATGCTAAAAAACAACCCTTGAAATATCATGAAATAATAAGTGTGTTTTATATTACTCAATCAATATATAATAGGCAAATGATACCTCGAGATGTATTGGGTCAAAAGAGGTTAGAAAATAAAAAAAATCCTATTAGGTTTAGTGGATCAGATATTCAAGGGAATAAAACTAAAAAAGATTATGATATAAATAGGTATGATATAAAGGTTAAAAATCCAAGTAGCATTTTAAAAGTAAAAGTGGAAAGAGGAAACTCAATTCATCCAACACAAAAGCCCGTAAAATTATTAGAATATTTAGTAAAAACTTATACAAATGAAGGTGAAATAGTTTTAGATTTTACAATGGGTTCATGTTCTACAGGAAAAGCTTGCATTAAAAATAAAAGAAAATTTATAGGAATTGATTCGGGAAAATGTCAAAAAGAAAATTCAAAATATTTCAATGTGTCTTGGAAAGACATTGCTGAAATTGAATTGAAAAAGATCAGAACAAAAAAGAAAGCTAGTAAAAAGAAAAGAATATTTTAAAAAAAGTAGGAGATTGCACAAATGAGATTTTTTAAATGGTTAATAAATTTTAAGATTAAAGATTTGACAGCTGAAGAAAAGGTGATATATTTAGCTAATCAGCTTGTAAAACAATATCAAAAAGCTGGTTATGATGCGAGGACAGTGTGTAATCAAGAAACATGTGGATGCATTGATATATGGATACATAATTACAATTCCGAAAAATGCTTTATCAAAGTTGAAAATGGAAATATACGTGAATCAGACATAAGAGGGAAATTGACAACAAAAATTAAGAAACTGTGAGATTATAATGAAAGAACAAAATAAAAAATGGACTGGTTTTGAAAGTTTAGTAAATACAATTGCTGGTATCACTGTCAGCTTCTTCACACAGATTTTAATATTCCCATTTTTTGGAATAAATATACCAGTAAAGACTAACTTTTCAATATGTGCAATTTTCTTTTGTGTTTCATTAGTCAAGAATTTCATTGTTAGAAGAGTATTTAACTATATTCATAAATATAAATAATAGTAAAAAAGAGGTAAGAATGAAAAAATACAGATTCGTGGGCATTACTTTTCGAAGCAATAGTTTAACAACAACTAATTCGTCATATAGGTTTGTTCCGGATAAAATATATCCTTCAAATGAAATGATTGACAAATTTGCTAATGCATTTCCAGATAGATTTTTAGAAGTTAAAGATGAAGTTAAAAAAGTCATTGAAGTATCTAATCAAGAATTTCCGATTGTTGATGATTCTGGAAATGAAGTTTCGGAAATAATAATTGATGGAAAGAAAAAATTCTTCATTGATGTAGATCTAAGTAATGAAGAAATTAAACAAAAGCTTGAAAACATTGTAGATGTTGACGTAGTTCCACCAAAAGAACTTTTAGAAAATGTTAAAGTTGTTATTGATGAAGTTGAAAAAGAAATTCAAGAATTGTCAGAACCTTTTAAAGATGAAGTTGATGATTTAATTGATTCAGTTATTGATGAAAATATTGATAAAGAATCCGTTGAACAACCTGAAATTGATGAGTTTGATGTAACTGATGAAGATGAAGGTTTAGAAATTGAAAATAAAGGAGTAATTGAAGATGAACCAAAATTGTCCGTTGAAGAACAAACCGTGTCCAGCACAACCGAAGAAATTAAAGAAAAAGTTGAACAAGAAATTGTGTCAATGGAAACAATTAAACAAGAAGAAACAAAAGTAATCACTTTGGATGAAGATGTAACTAAATTTTTACATTTTTTAAAATCTGAAATAGCTGATGAAGATTCTGATAAAGAAATCAGAAGTTATTTGAAAAATCTCCATTATACCAAGGTTAAACAAATTTCACAATACTTCGAGATCAAATGGACAAATACTGCCAAAACTATTGAGAAGATTATGAAAAAAGTATAGTGTTATTTAGTTATACAATTTATTAAAAAGTCATTTATGTTAAAAATAAATGACTTTTTTGTTGCTATTTTTCTTTTATATGCTTATATTACTATTGTTAAGTTAATTATAACGGGAGTCTATGATGAAAAAACTAAATCCATATATTACAACGGAAATAAACAACGCAAAAAATATTTTCAAAATAGTATGTGAAGAGTACAAACTACCAAAGATAAAGGTAGAATTCAAAAATATAGATGGTGTTAGAAATAGTGGAGGTGGTTATTTAGAAACTACCATGAATAAAACAACAAAAGAGATTGTAAAATTTAACAAAATCGTAATTGGTGCCGGATTTGATATTAGCTTCGATCCTGATTATGTAATGTGCCACGAGTTAGCACACTATATACTTGGTAAACAAAAAGGCTACCTGGGACATGATAAGAGGCACAAGGTGTTAACTTACAAACTCGGTAAACGTTTCGGATTATGTTAATATATAACGAATTTAACTTAACTTTAAACAAAAGGTGTATATATGGAAATAGTAAATAAAATCAAAGGTATTGAAAAGGTCGGAGATTCAAAAATTCTACCTCATCATAACGGGCAAGAAAAATTTACTTTATTGGGCTTTATTGCTGGTGTAAATTGCAAGTGGAAATCGCAACCGTTAAAAAAGAGTGGTGAACATGCATATAATAAAGACTTTAAGGTTTGTAAAACCATTTCAGAGGCCGAAAAGATACTTTCTAAAAACGAAAACAAAGATAATTATATTCAGTATTTTTTTAAAACAAAAGTTATTTATAAATGATACATTAAAAAAAGGGGGGATAAAAAACATGAACGTCAAACAATTATTAGTAAAATTAGATAGTGTTATTCTTGGCAAAATTTCAGGTTCTGAAATAGATTTAAAAGCTTTCCTAAAAAATAATGATAGACATAATATTATTTTCGACATTATAGAACGAACAAAAAAAGGAAATTATATCGATTTTAAAGATAGTATCGAAGCGATAAGCTGTTTTCTATCATTAAGATATGATGTTTTATTTCCGTTGGGTTGTGAGGTTGAAGGAGTAAGTTTTAAATACACTGCAATTGAAACATTAAAATATGAAGATATTTATAACTTGGCTGTAAACCTATATTTTTTATCAATTCATAAGTTTAAAATAAAACAAAATATACCAGTGTTAAAGATGCAATCAAGGGCTTTAGAATTAGAGTTTGACAAAAGATGCGGTAACGAATAGTAGTCGCAAATGTTATACAGAAGAATACGAAAGCCAAAAAATATAACTAATTTTATTGTTGCTATTTTTCTTTTATATGCTTATATTACTATTGTTAAGTTAATAATGATATAGGAGTTAAATAATGTTAGATATTAGACAACAAAAGAATACAATTTATCAATTACTACAATCTGCTAAAAAAGGTTATTTTAAGATTGATAGAGGTGTCACACTTCCCAATGACAAGTATTCATGGACAAATGAGCATAAATCATTGTTAATCGAATCATTACTGTTAAACATACCTTTAGCACACATTTTTGTAAAATCACATAGAGATGGTAGCACACAAATTGTTGATGGCTATAAGAGAATGAAAACCATTTTTGATTTCATGGATGATAAATTTGTGTTGACAGGTGTTGATGCAGAATATGTTGGTAAATTTTATTCAGAATTACCAAATAATTTACAAGCACGGATGGAAGATACTTATATACTAGTTGAAGAATTTTATAGCACTCAAGTAACTGATGAGTTTTTTATCAAATTTTATAATTCATTGCATTAAAAAATTAAAGGTAATAAAAAATGATTTTAGATGTTTTAAAAAATTGTGTAGTTGATAATAATACAATCACACTACCAAATACTAGATTAAATAAAAAAGATTATGCAAAATTAAAAAAATTATTAATTTTAATTGGTGGAAAGTGGCTTGGTGGTAAATCACAATTTTTTCAATATCTTCAAGATCCAACAGATTTATTGCAACAAGTTATTGATGAAGGAATTGTAAATTTACAACAAATTTTCCAATCATTTTATACACCAATTGATTTATGTGAAGAAATAATTAATGATCTTTATTATTGTAGTGATTTTGAAGTATTGGAACCATCAGCAGGTGTTGGTAATTTGATAAAAGCATTATTGAATAGATGTGATACTGCAAAAATAGCTTGCTATGAATTACAAGAAATTAATCACATGTTTTTAAATAAATTAAATTGTAATATACTCGGTAAAGATTTTTTAGTTGATTCTGTTGATAATGATAAGAAATATGATTTGATAATTGCAAATCCTCCATTCTCTAAAAATGCTGATATCATCCATATAAAAAGAATGTATGAGATGTTAAAGGAAGGTGGTCAAATAGTTTCTTTGATGTCTACAGGATGGTATGAAAGAAAAGGAACAAAAGTACAACAACAATTTAAAGAATTTATTAAAAATAAAAGCACAATAAAATTAATTGATGCTGGACGATTTAAAGAGTCTGGAACAACTGTTAAAACTCTTTTGTTGACATTGACGAAACCAAAAGAATGTTTTGAAAAATTGATTGGAACAATCACAACAATTGATAATATATGTAATCAAATATCTGAGAGTTGGCTTAGAGGAAATAATAGTTGTAAATGTTATGATGAAGAATTAAAAATACAAGAAAAATTAACGATTGAATATTTAAAATTATGTCCTATTGGATTGAAAGTAGAATTCAATGGAATTTATGCAAATTATGAATATGATAATTATAATTTTACTTCATGTACATTATTGATTAGGTATATTAATAAAAATAATAACAACGAGAGGTAATTATGTATTTATTAGTTCATGTAAGTTACGGATTTAACAATCATAGATTTGATACACCATTGATCATATCCAACGATACAGATAAATTGAAACAATATATTTTTGATAAAATTCAGAATGATGAATTAGATTATGGAGAAATACATGAATATAGTGAATATTCACAATTTGTTGAAGTTTTAAATGGTAGTGGTAAAACACATTATCAAATAACCATAGTTAAGGAGATTTAAAAATGTTTGATAAAGATAGTGATACCAACCAAGCTAAAATATATTATTTATTGAAAACAGTTGATAAAAATATTTTTGAAAATATGTAATGATCCTTTTAGTTTGAATACTCTTTGGATTGCAACTATTACAGAAAGAAAAGAAAATTATGTTAAAATTCATGTTACAAATCAAGATGGAAAATTTTTATATGAATCTAGTGAAAGAATTGACAATCTCATATCAGTATTTAATAAAAAGATTAAATAGTTCTTGCTATTCCCATATATATTGTGTATATTATATATATAAGCAAGTAAGTAACATAAACCAAAATCCGATGGGATGCAAAAGATGAATAGAACTAAAATGACTAATGAAGATCATGTGAAAGCAGTTATCGAAAAATCTCTAATCATCCTTAATTCAGATTGCATAACAATTGATAGAGTAAAAAGAGTACTAAAAAGTTCTATTTCTTGTGAAGAAAACTCATACTTCATGTCCGCATTCACAAGAGTAGAAAAAATTAACATGTTAGGAATTATCGTTAATGAACTAGAAACTGAATCAGGAATTGAATTTTAGCAACATAATTTAGGAATTTAAAATATGACGACAAGTGCAAATGTAATAGATTATAAGATTATTGATAGTGATTGTAACGAAGTTGGTAATCATCACTATCATGTATTATGTAAAACTCATTGGGATAAACTACTAAAGTTTGTGCCAATGGAAAATTATAGAATTTATAGAACATATTATGATGAAGATGAAGAATATTTTGAAGATGAATCTGTTAATTTAAAAAGAGTTCTTAAAAAATAGAATTAAGTTAAAAGATTTACTAGATAATGGTTGTACAATAAATTATCCACTATAGTAAAGGAGACAAAAAGATGAAAAAATTATATTGTCCTGAATGTGGTGAATATTTGGAAGGTGGTGATGGAACAATGCAAGATTGTTTATGTGGATGGAAACAACCTAAAGAACTTGAAGAGGAAGATGTTGAATATGACATTACAGAAATAGAAACTGATAAATGTATAATTAGAAGTATTGACAAAACTGAAATTGATAAAGTTGCAAGAAATTTAGATTCACCTTATTTATATCACATTGGAAAAGATGAATTTGGCGAATATGTTTTTACAAATCTTGAAGAATATATTGCAGATAATTTTGAAATAAATGTTTAGGAGTTTAATATGTCAAAGAAAAAGAAACAATCAACATTAGAAGTAGGACATATTTATAGAGGTAAGACTATTCTTCAAGATTTTCAGGAAATTACTGAGAGAAGAGGAAATTTCATTTATTACAAATCATATACAGAATTAGGAAAATTGGTTGGTATATACAATCTTGTTGTAGATATGTTTGTAAGAAAATTTCCTGTTAAAGTTTCCAATAAAGAATTTGTTGATAATTGTATTAAATAAAATAATTCAATCAAAAATCTCGGAGGTACATCATGTTTGATAACATGTCTGAAGCATCACAAAAGAAGTTTAAGAAAATGCAAATGGAAGCAAAAGAAGAACAATTCAAAGTGGACAAAATGAACATCTTGAAATTGAGAACTTTTCTTGGTAAGAATTTTGACAAACTGAAAGAAGATTTTGCAATTTCATTCAAATTGGTTGATGATAAAGAACTAGTTGATGAAGATATTACTCATGAAGAATTGATTGTTGTAAAATATACCAGACAAGATCTTTCACAATTAATTGCTTTTAAAGATGGAATGTTTGTTAAACTGGTTATTAAGGGAAATGAAAGATCTTGGAAGTTTATACAAAAAGAGATTTCAATTACTGATCTTGTCAGAGATTCAAAATTCATAATCAGTAAAATGGAATTAAAGTGTGAAAGAAAGCATGTAAAATTTAAATTGTAGGTTTTATATTATGGAAGACATGGAAAGACTGAATTCATTAACCATTAAAATTCAAGAGCAACATAATGAAATTATTAGGTTGAAAAAACAAAATGCAAACCTACTTCAAGAAAATGAAGAATTGTCAAAAGATTTGGGAGATTATGTGCAAAAAATTAGACGATTGACTAGACTTGGAGGATTGAAAAATTGAAAATTAAAAAACTTAAATGGTGGGATTTGGTTGCTTATATAGTATTAGCATACATATGCACAGTAACCATGATTGGAGCTTTTACAAATCCGGAATTAACTAGAACAGAGATTTTCTTGAGTACAAAGGATTTTATCCTTTTAAATTTTAATCAAAAATAAAATATGCCTCCTCCAAGCAAAAAAAAGCCTCATAGCTAACATAGTATGAGGCTTTTTTATTTTATATAAATAAGTATAAAATATAGGAATAGAAATGCTATCCATACAACTAGAATTTAGAGAAAATTCTTTAATATATACTGTACTACAACAAAATGAAAAACTAAAAGATAATTTTGATTATCATTCTTATAATAACAGCTTTGATATACTTTCAACTGACCATCCAAAACTTTGCAATGATGTAATGCATGTCCGAGGAACATATGAAGCATTGGATTCAGTGCCTTTTGTAAAAATATTCATATCAAATGAAATTAGAGATCAATATGTTGAAAGATGCATTGGCACATTAAATGAATGGTCAACTGAAATTATTTCCAAAATAAAGGGCTATGTTGATATTTCTGAAGGAACTATGCAGCACTTCATGTCTAAAAATGTTTTGGTTAAAGTTAGAGATCAAGATAATGTAGCTTATAAAGAAGCTTACTTAGCATTCAATTTGAATGGTGTGTACATGGTGTGGGATGATGGTAAAACCGCTGAACAATGCAACTACGACCCTTCATACTTGAAAACATATAAAGAGATGGTTGCTTGTAAGTTAAAAAAAGCTGTAACTATTCGTGAACAAGACAAAATAATTTGGACATTTTAACAAAGGAATATAACAAATGAATTTTCAAACAATTACAGATAAAGCAGATTTAATTGCATTGATTAAAAATGAATTGGGTGATCCTGATCATGATATTGAATTAAGTGTTAACCAATATGACATTGCAGTTAATGAGGCAGTTGAAAAATTTTTAAATTTTGCATATGATGGAAGTCACGATTTTTATCAAACATTAGACATAACCACAGATAATTTGCTATATAATTTAGATTCGGATGTCATTGCAGTTGTTGATGTATTTCCAGGTGATCCATTAATCAATAATCCGGTCATGTTGCAAAGTTTCTATGAATCGGTTATGGAAGGTGCTTTTACTGCATATGCTGACAATCCAATTTTA